CCGGTCGTGCCTTGATATCCCTGCAAACCCTGTGTGCCTTGGTTGCCCTGCGGTCCCGTTGAACCTTGGGAACCTTGGTTACCTTGCGAACCTTGTACGCCTTGGTTGCCTTGCGCTCCGGTCGTGCCTTGATATCCCTGCAAACCCTGTGTGCCTTGGTTTCCCTGATATCCTTGAGTTCCTTGGCTACCCTGTGCGCCCTGTACGCCCTGATTACCTTGGTATCCCTGCGTGCCTTGAACTCCTTGGGTTCCTTGCGCTCCGGTCGTGCCTTGGTAGCCTTGAGAACCTTGTGCGCCCTGATAGCCCTGCACACCTTGGCTACCCTGAGTGCCCTGATATCCTTGAAAGCCTTGATTGCCTTGTGCTCCGGTGGTTCCTTGTGATCCTTGTGATCCTTGCGGCCCGGTCAAACCTTGATAACCCTGTGATCCTTGCGGCCCGGTCAAACCTTGATAACCCTGTGCTCCTTGAGGTCCGGTAGCGCCGGCAGAACCGGGAGAAGATGCCAGCGAGAATGTCCAGTAGGCTCCGTAGGTTCCTGTACCGCTGTGTGAGTAAACGAGGACGGTAATGGAGGTGTCCAACGAGAGGGCTGTAATCTGCCCGTAGAGCGACACGCCAGCGTTGTTGTAGACGTAGACCCATTCCTGACCACCATAGGCTGCAAGATACGCTCCGGTGTAGGGCGTGGCAAAAGTGACTGAGGTTCCGTCAATGCCGCCGTTTAGCGTGACCGAGGTGGTTGAGGTGACATTGAGGAACGAGCGACCTTGGTTTCCCTGATATCCTTGACTTCCCTGAACACCTTGAGAGCCAGAGCCCTGAATACCTTGTGCGCCTTGGAAGCCTTGGTAGCCCTGGTAGCCCTGGTAGCCCTGGTAGCCCTGCGGGCCGATGTCTCCTTGTGGTCCCTGAGCACCGTCGTTGCCTTGCGGACCTTGTGGACCTTGTGCTCCACCACCGCCACCACTAAATGTTATTGGAACCCAAACACCACCACCATCTCCACTATTTAATCCTGTACCGGGGTTACTGCTTCCTTGAAACCCAAGTACTTGCCCTGAAGCTGGTACTACATTAGCAATTGGGTATCCGTTTAAACCAACTACAGTTGGATTGGGGAAAGAACCATCTAAGTCACCATTTGCAGGTCCGGTAGCTAATCCTAATTCACCACAAAAGAAGAGTAATCTGTAGGAAGGAGAAGCTCTTTTTTCTACAATCCAATCTTGACCTTGTTGCAAAGAGCTTAATACAACACCAGGTGGAAGTACAGTTAGGTCAATCTGATATTGGAACCCAATAGCATCCTGCCCTACTACTCTAGCCGTATCAGTAAGACTATCTACATAGGGTTCTGTTTGTAAAGTAACTCTTCTAACGTTGGAAGATGTATCATATTGTCTATGAATTGTTGGCATTTAGTTTCTCTAGTACTTGGGGGAAAATATATTAAAACTTTGTTTCAATTTAAGAGACTCGAGTCTCTATATGTGTCTTCTTTAGCTAACGGGGAATCCATAATGCATAATTTGTACATTTCCATTAGCATCTCTGGTAATAGGGCACGTAACCTGAGCTTCTGTAGTAAACCCACCTTCTCTTGAACCTTGGTGTGTTACTGACTGTACATAAACTTCAATCCCGTGATCAGCTAAATTAATTCTCATACCTGGATAAAGCTCAGGCATAAACGTAAACGAAACCTCTGTAGTATATTGTTGGGACCAATTTAAAAGGAACAGCTGCCAAGCATACATAAATTCAAGCAAATGACTTTGAATCATTGGCTGTTCTTGTACTATTGGCCTCATGCCATACCTATTTAGGAAGTTGATAGCTTGGTTACCAAATAGAGAATCTGTAGCTTTCTTATCTCCCTTGAATAAATATGCCATAATTTCTGGAATTTGCAATGAAACAATTCCATTACTAGAAATCCAGTCAGCAAGCTGAACACCCTGTCCCATAAAGAAAGGATCTCCAGCAACGCCTACGTGGGTAACTAAGTAATTATCATCATGTTGAATTTTAAAGTCTAAAATTTCGATGTCATAAACATCAATAGTTGGAGCTGTACCATATAACCCAAAGTAATCTGGATACCAGGCAACAAAATCACCATTGGGGGCTGATTGGAAATCCCTAAGGCTTGTAGTAATTAGTGTAGATATGCTACTTAATACTGGGACATCAGAAATAAAAGCTCTGGGAGAACCAAACATCCATAATGCTTTTGTATCCATTCCAGCATTTGTCCACTCAAAGTTAAAATTACCATTTCCTGTACTAGAAATGTTAGTGGATGCACCAGTTGTTCCAGTTACAGATGTAGTAATTTGAGTAGTAGGAGTAAGGTTTCCATAAACTGAAACTGTATTGTTGTTAATGTTTCCTGGTGTTACACCAGATGCTAAAGTTGTTGACGTCATAGTAGTACTGCCCCGGCCCTCATCTGTAACACCAGTAGAGGGTCTTCTAATACCACCAATAGCTTTTAACCCAGAAGATCCAGGAACCCAGTATTGAATTATTTCACTAAGACTAGCCAATATAATACCAGGGCTTCCTGGAGCATGATTCCCAATAGTATCGTTCTTATCAGGCCCACCAGCAGCTTGGATAACTTGTACTCCACTTCTGCCTTGAACTTCTCCAACGTACATCATTACGTGCTGAGCTTGTGTAGACCCCTCCATCCAAAAGATCAAATCTCCAGTTCTTAATGTGTTAGTTAACTTATTAACTTTAATACCGTACCCGTTAGGGTCACAAACTCCATTTTGATTTAATTCACTTACTGGAATAAATCTACCAGGCATATCAGTATCTGTTCGTAAACCTTCTGCACCCTTTCCACCAAAGTTTAATCCAGCTTTAGAATAGCTCCAATCTACTAAACCTGAGCAGTCAAAACCTGTTGGTGTAGTTCCAGATCCACTATGTCCATAACCCCAAGAATAAGGTTTTCCTAGCTGTGTTAAAGCATAAGATACAGCACTAGCTGCTACGTTTGTTCCATTTTGGTCATTTACAGTCGTACTGCTACCCATTGTTATAAGGCTACTTTGCCCTGTTGTAACAATTTTACCGTTAGTTGGTTTATCTTGGGGAAAACTGCTATTAAGATTAAAACCAGCAGCCTTTAATTGCTGCTGCAAGCTTGTACTGTTTTGTACACCTGGAGTAATCAACGAAGAAGTAGTATCAACAAAAGCACATGTTACAGGTACTACGTTGCTGTAATAAAAATCTAATTCTCTATTAACTCCTTGTCTTGTTACTACGGGACCAGCTAAAGCTTCCCAAGCTGCCCTACTTAGTCCAATACCAGCATCTTTACCACCTGGAGGGACTTTTGCTGTAATACTTGCCCTTACAACTACCTGATTTCCATTTTGAGTGTTAGTAAGAAGTATGGGTCTACCTTCATTAAAGTTACTATCTTCAGATAACCAGTCTCTGGCCGTATTCCTAGCATCACTGTTAATATTAGGTTCGTTGGAGTAAGGCCAAGGAATGATTGACCAAAAGTCTACTGGACCCCACTGTGGGTTCTTAATAGCATCTTTTCCTGCACAGTTACCAGGTGATAAAGTATTACCTTGATCAATATAACTCTGTAACTCAGTGTTATCTAAGCCTATAATTTCAACACCGTCTTGCTTAGTTGAGCTTACAGCCCTATTATAAGCTACAGCATAAGCATAGGTTTTTTGACCATAAGGAATTTCTACAAGAGATTGATTTACTGCTCCACCATTACTAGTAGTAGGATTATTCCAAGCAATTGCTTCATCTTGAGCTAATAAGTTAGCTCCAGCTGCAATTCCAGCTCCATCTAGTAGTTGCATTAAGGTTACTGTACTATTTTGGGACAATGATGTAGCTGAGTTACCTACAATGTCATTATTGTAAATATTTTCAGCATATGTTATCCAGTCATTGGGTAAAGCTGAAATATGAATATTGCTAAGTGGCCAGTAAGCTACCTGGGACAGTACGTCTCTAACACTTTGGGCTACTCCACCATCATTTCCGTAACCAACAACTGCATTACTAATATCTTTACCCTCTAAGATACCAGGTACTAATGCTTGAAACTGTGGGATTGAAGCATCCCAATAAACATTTTGCAATCTATAGAGTGTACAGTTTGCAGTAATTTGTATTGGGGATGGGATAAGTCCAATAATAGGAGCTGAAGTTACAAACCCAGAAAATACTTGTAAATAGGTAGTTCTTTTAAGCAGGATAATAATTCTATCCATAGTCTCAATGATTGGAGGCTCCGTCCCAATAGCGCCAGGTGTACCTGCTGGGGTGTATTTCCAGTCTTTATTAGTAAGAATTACTGATGCAGAACTAGTAGCATTAACCTGTCTTGTTACAGTAAATGACATAACGTCATCCGAAACATCAATGAAACCATTTCTAGTTGTAGAAATATACACTTTAACATCAGGTGTATATGCAAAGGTTCCAGCGTTACCAAAAGGCATTAGCTTCCTATCTGTTGTGCTTGAGTTGGGTTGGGTACAGTAGAAACTGGTGGAGCAGTATTATTAAAATATGTAGTCCCACCGTAGATAGCTAAAGTACTTTCTCCAGGAATTAAACTTACGTCTATTCCAGATTTTATCAGCTGGGTAGAGTAATCATTAAAAAGTGAATTGGAAGGAACATTAACGGGTAGTAGGAAAGCTTCATTTGCTTGATCAGCTATTCCACTAGATGTTATAGCTCCAGTAAGATTATTTAAAATGTTCATATTATATGAACGTGTAAAGGTAGATTTAAATCTAGAGTATTCTTTTTCTGCTGTTTGAATCCAACCTTGGAACACTGAAGGAAAATCTGTACTTGACAAAGTTGTACTAGACCCAACACTTTCGTCACTAATCAATGGGTTTCCATTAGCATTATTTAGTAATGTTAAAGTCATTGGAGTGGGTTGGGACCCCGTAGTTAATGCTGAAGCTCTATGGTGAGACCTTATAGAGTTTTGGAATAATTGCATATCATGAAAGCTTGTAACATTATTTACTGACTGTAAAGCCCATTGGATGGTAAACGAAATAAACATTTCTCCACGTCTAATAGGGAACCAAGAAATGCCTCTCCTAACTTGACTGGAGTCATACTGTGTAAAGATACCTGTTTGCAAAGAAGTTATATTTACGTAAAAATCCCTCGTACCAGAGTTTGATCTGTCTGCTAAAGTAATGATAGCATTATGTGGATTTGTACTATTTAGAAGATTAGAACCAACTGTAGATGTAGACTTTGCAGTAGGATCTGACATATCAGTCTCCTAAGAAGTTCAAGGGATTATCTGCACTCACAAGGTTAGATTGATGTATCATACCCTGTACATTAGACCATGCAAAACCATTGAAGGGGATAAGCTCAGATTCTGGAAAAGTCCTAACAGTTGAAATTGGACAATTAGCTACAAAACCTTGAGTGCTATTTACGGGATTTTGACTCATTTTAACCCTGACCTGTAACTTGACTTAATTGATTAAACGAAACTACTCCAGAAGTATTTTGATCTAATCCAGCATAATAACTATTAAAGCCTATACCATGTGTACCATTGCTTAAGTTCATATTTACAAATAATGAAACAAGCTCATCAAAACCTGTTTGCCCTGATCCAACTTGCTGGATATCTCCGTATCCACCGTCATCTTGTATTTCAAACTGAATAGTATAGGGATAAGTTACCGTTGTTGGGTCCCATCCAATATTCATACCTCTAATCCAAACGTAGAGACTACCTATGTCACCAAAGCTGACACTTGGTAAAACAAACTCTAGAGCTTTAGAATTTTGTACCTGCCATTCCTGCAAAGATTTAATATACTTATAGAGATTGAGCAAATTAAATCTAGAGCCACTATCTCCAGATAATGACATGCTCCCTGTTTTTACAGAAAGAATTTGGGTAACACGGCCACCGTAGGTATCAAACGATATTTTATTAATATCATAAGACCAAGTTAAATCGTTTGGGTTAAAGGGTAGTGGCACAATCTTTGTAGCTCCCTGCTTATTTAGGTGAGCTATAAGGTGTGCTGTATTAGATTGAGTTGTATTGATGTCAATAGGGGCCATTAATATATTACCAATCTAAAAGATGTCGTCCCAAAGATGCTCAGCTCCATGGCCAACCCATTGTCCAGCATTTGCAACAGATCCTACAGTAGCTACAGCAAGATTTTCAACTGAACCAAATCTAGAAAGTTCACCAGCATGTCTTCCACGCTGTCTATCAAACAACGATTGAGCATTTCTTGCAGCTTCTGGATTATTAATAATTCTAAGAAGAGCACGAGCACCCGGGGTAAGATCAAACTGTGCTTTAAAGGCCTTAGATTCTCCTGCAAAGCCTCCCTGTGTAGCAGCAAGATTCCTATTGTTTTCTAAGTCAGCTAAGGTTCTCCAATTGGTGCCATTCATAAGTTTATGGGTATTGGGGTCCATATTACCCATTTGTGCCTGACCACTATTAATAGCATTTGCCCATGCAGCATACCTAGCTGTAACTCTAGCACTTCCAGAGCTCTTCATATCTTGAAGCTCTTGGTCAGTAACTTGCTCATATGTCCCGTTAGCTTTTTTAAGTCTGTAGACTAAGCCTGTAGTCATACCCTTATCGTTTGATGTCAAACTCCAACGTTTTCTGGCATCAGACTCAGCTAATCTAACAGTCCCAACATACTGTCTTTCAAACATAGTTAGCCCAAGCTGTTCTCTTTCACTCATAGCAGTAAGTTCTTTGGTCTTCATTGAGTGCATCTCTGAAGATGCCAAACCTTCAATTCTTTGAGCTTCAGCAGTATGAGGAGAACCTCCAAGTGCAGCAACTCCACTTGTGACTACACTTAACCTCTTATAAGCTGCTTCAACAGCGTTTGTTTGAGTCCAGGAGGTTCCATCTGCATTGGGCATATATTGGTCAAAGATCATAGCAAGTTGCATAGCAAACTGACCAACCTTAGCCTTACTATCTCCGTGCTTTAATCCAAGTCTAGCAAGAAGCCCGTCAATTACAGAATCGGATGCTGAAGCAGCGTTAATATCATTTTGCTGTGCATTACCAGTTCCTCCAGCACCTTGCAAATAATTATACATACTAGATGGAGCAATACCCAGCTGTTGAGCAATCATAGCTTGCCCACCATAGCTTTGGAATAGAGCAGCTGAACTTCCAGCATTTTGTAATTGAAGATCACCTTGATAAGTTGTTGCCAAACTTAATGCAGCAACACTAAGGCCAGACCCAGTCATACCCATACCACCCATAGACTGTAGGTTGGTCGTAAAGTTTTGCTGTAATGCTGCAAAGGATGTAGAAGTACCAGAAGAAACTGTTGCTAAATCACTTAGGGCACTAGACAATTCTCCTACTGACATTTTAGCTGTTACTACAGCAGCTGCAAACATTTGGGCTGATTCTTGGGGGCTTATGTCATAATTTTCTTTTGCAAAGATACCAAAATTATATGACTGATCAAGTGTTGAGCCTCTATATCCAGCGGATAAAGCCTGCATACGGATTTGTCTAGAGTCTCCTGAACTAACTCTACCAAGAGTACTTATACCAGTCCACATATCTTGTAAGCCATACCCTACAGCTTGGCCTTCACTAGTACCACCAGTTACACCTGTATAGGCTTGTTGCTGTTGAGCCCCATAAGAAAAAGCCTTATAAGTCATAAGACCAGCAGCTACAACAGCAGCTACTGGTAAAGCAACTTCAGCAGCTCCAGCTCCTGCACCACTTAATGCTCCACCTAAAAGAGAACTTCCACCTTCTGCAGCAGCACTAGCTGAAGCTGTATCAGCTGCTAAACTTTCTCCTGTATAACCAAGAGTTTTGGCTGCTGATCTTTCTGCAAGGGCTTTAGAAGCACCAGCATCCATTTTTCCAGCAACATGTTCATCAAATGCAGCTTGTTGATCAGCAAGTGTAGATAGTGACTTTTTAGCCCCATAAGCTCTAAGAGATCTCCCCAAGTACCCAAGACCTGACTCATCAGCAGTTAAGCTTTCAATTCTACGAAGTGTATACCCTAATCTACCAGACCCTGGAAGGTTAGTTGCCTGAATACCAGATACTAATTGACCAAACTTTTTATGAGCTTCTTTGGCAATTCGTTCGCCTTCAGATATTCTCTTTACTGTTTTCCTTCGAGTCTTTTTAGGGGTAACTCCACTAAAATTGATCTTCTTACCAGTTGCTGGGTTAGTATAGGTTGTCCCTGGGCCTGTTGGGGGATCTTCCTCTTCATCATCATCATCGTCTGAATCTTCCCCGAAACCACCACCACTACCACCAAAAATAATAGGAGGTCTTATACGGCCACCACCGCCTCCTCCACCGCCACCTGTAGCCGTCGAAAGACCAGCAGATGTTTGTACAGCTTGGGTATTTTGATGAATAGCAGAAGCTAACTGACCTATTAACTGTTCTAAGTCTTGTGTACTCGAAGCTGATATACCAGCTGGCCCTCCACTACCACCATGAAGTAAGTTACCTAAGTTAACTCCACTAAGGTTACCACCAAGTGCATTACTAATTTGGCCAATACTAGTATTTAACTCACTAAAAGCAGACTTTAACTGCTGTGTAGTACGAAGCTGATTATCAACAGCATCACGAATTTGTAGCTCAATTTGTAGAGCTTCTCTTCTTTCACCCAAGGATGTTTGCTGATCAGACAGCAACTTTCCAAACTTTTCTTGGGTAGTCTCAATGGACTCTTCAAAAGCTTTTTGGGTACTTACTGTTTGTTGATAAAGGCTTAGGAAGGTAGTCATTTCTTGGATACTTCTATCCAAGTTAGTTCTAAACTCCATGGGGAGGATAATAGCCCCTGGACCTGGTCCTAAGATATTATCGTTATAATCCATCTTCATCCCCTAATAAGTCTATATCAATTCCATGTTGCTCTAGGGAGTTAGTTGAAATTATTTGTAACTCTTGGGCTTCTTCTTTGTTGTCTAGACCGTAACCCATCTTCTTAGAGAGTTCAGCAAAGTCCCGGAAGACTTCTTCTGCTTCTTCCATGCTTTCTGGGTTGACCCAGACAATTTCGTCAACGCTGTAAGAGTTAAGTTCTTCTCTCTTATCCTGATAAGCCTTGTAAAGCTCAGGACGGTGAATTAAGAGATCTTGCTGGAACTTTTCATCCAGTGACTCAATTTCACGCTTTTGCTCTAAGTGTAAAAATAAGATAAGAAAATTTTGCTGTATTGTATTGAGATTATTATTAGTAAGTACACCCTTGTTGTAGGCTAACCTAATATGATGGAGGATGTAGGGATCTACTTCCCATCTTTTGGGTTATCGTTTTCACTCTCTACTTCATCTTCGAAAATAGGAGTTGGGCCAGGTGCTTGGAAGATCCCTAGTTCTTGCAGTACACTTAATACTTGGCCCTCTAATTGGTCAACTTCTACGTAAAGGATATCAATAACGAAATCATACCAACCATTAACTACGTAGTCATACTTTTGTTGGAGTACGTTAGAACCCTTAGAGGCTGGAACTAATCTTCTTCCATCTACGGATTCCAATGCAGCAGCTACAACAGCAGCTCTATAGGCTCTACCGTATCCAACTGTATCTTCGTATGGTTTAGTTAAAAGGCTAATTTCTAGCTTTTCATTAACAGTAAGTGTTTTGATAACAAACTTGTGGAAAGGGATTGAATTAACTTCTTTTTTCAAGTACCCTAGGTATAATAAACCTTCAAACTTATCTTTCCACTCTTCTGGAAAGGTAAGTAAGTTTTCTTCACTAAGTTGGGTTTCCAACATATCTCCTTAGGTCAAGGATAGATGATCTATCTACCTTTGTTACTGCTTAAAAACTAGTTCTTATTGAGGAATCTGCTGTAAGGCTTCTTAACCTTTTGTGAGCGGATTTCAGCTTGGGCAAAGTAAACACCTGTGGTACCAACTTCAACAGCATCTGTAAGAGCTGTACCAAATACTTTGTTAGCAAGAGCAGAACCAGTTACTACACCACTACCATCTACGACGGTAGGGGTATGTGGTTGATAACTAGCTTCACCTTGTGTACCAACTGGAGTAGCAGCAAGAGTAGCACCAGCTACAACACTGCTGGCAACTTTTACCTGTGGGGCGATACCTTCTACTTGAATCCAACCAATGTTGTTAAAGGTACGTACGGCAACCCCAGCAAAACCACCACGACTAATAGCGTACTGATTGATACCATAGGGCGACGTATTACGGAAAGATGGAACTTGGTACTCTGTACCTTGGCCATCTACCCGAATTTGGTAGTGACTATTGTCGTTACTATTAAGATAGCTGTTAACTTCGGCTCTAGTGGGGTCTACCCAAATGCAAACATCACCTTGCTCAATGCTATTAGTAGCTTGTACAAGAAGGTAACGGGCACCATCTGGACCTGTTAAAGCCTTAAGGCCAATAGGAGCACCACCAACAAAGTACTTGTCGTCCATAAGGCCAACTAAGCTTGTACCGGCACTACCTTGGGCAGCAAAACCAGCAAGTTGGAAATTAGCATCAGCAAATGTACTCCACTCCATACCAAGGATGTCTTGGAAGTTAACGTTGCCGTTGTCTGTTTGAGCTACATAAGCTTCGGTTGTGGTAGCATCGGTTTGAACCGATACAACCTTAATGACATTTTGACGAGCACCATTAGAGATTTTCTCAAAGGTGTCCCAGTCAATTACATATTGCTTTCCAGGGACCATAGCTCTGTGGTCTGGGAGAATGGCTTGGCCAACCCCTGGTTGAAGCTGAACTGTGACTGAACGTGCAGGCATTTGGATAATTCCTTTCTTATTGCAAATCTTTAACTAAAAGTGGCGTAAGTATTCCCAGAAACTGTGGTTCCTGTACTTCCAACCGTGTAATACTTCTCTGTTCTCTGGGTATACATAAATTGAATCTGCTTTGGTAACGTCATTGTTCCAATGTTGATTGTTTCATCAATGGCAACGTTGACAATTACAAGTCCACTATAAGTAGCAACTCTCTGATTACCCTTAGGGTCTGTAATAACTTTAACAATGTCTAAACTACTAGCTTGCAACTGTGCCTTAAAAACTTCTAAAAGATCTTGGGGACCAGAACCAGATGTAGATTTTGTACTACTAGAATCTAATGAAGCATCTTGACCAAAAAGTTGGCTCCATACTTCCCAGTTCCATTGCTCTCTAAATGTTATAGAAAGTGTACCAGCTTGGATAGCAGCTGGAAAGGCAATTTCAATTGGATACGGAGCATCAATTGGCTGAATAGCTTGTGGGGCAGCAACAGGTTGAGGCCCCGTTTCCTGAATAATATCAATGTAGCTTAATGGTGTGCTCTTGTAAGTAAGCAGTGTATAGCCACCACCTACACGAAATTTTGATTGAACCATGTTATTCTCCTATTAAATGGCTGTAATTTGGCCAGTAGCAGCGTTAATATTGAATACAATATTGACGTAATTCAAGGGATAAGTTGGTGAGTACTGGAAGGTGACATCTACAGCCGTTGGATTATTTTGGTCAATAGTGTAACTTAAGTTTTGATATGCTTGAATTAAACCTTGATTCTTTGCATTCAAAATTGACTTCTCTATAATACCCAGTAGACTAACTATAGTTGTGTTAGTCATTGGTGAACCAATTACACCGCTATTAGTTACAGAATTTTCTACGATATTAGCAAGTCTATCACCAATAGCATTAATAGAAATTTCCTGGGTCAACCAGTTACTAGTATCTGTCGTTAAACCATGTCTAATAACAATCTGACCGTTCTTATTTTGTCTAGCAACGGTTACACCATACGACTGTAGTGTATTAGATTGAGCAGTTGAAATTTGGTTAGGAATTCCAGCAAATCCAGTTACAACTTTATTAGTAATAGGTGTAGCAACTGTAGGTTGTCCAGCAAATAAACCAGCAACAGCAGCTGCAAGGTAAATACCATCGATGCTTACGGTACCCGTATTGACACCAGTTGCTGTATTTAACCCTGGGTTAAAGGTAAGAACATTAGGAGCAACTAAAGTAACTCTTTGGTTAATTACTGATGGGTCTGAAGTAATCTTACTGCAAACACTAAAGAGGTTACCACCAACGGTGCTGTCCATTCCAATAAATGCTCTTTGGTAAACACCATTGTTAGCTTGAGCACTTACAAAGTTGCTAACACCTTCGAATAAACTACCCGTACTTCCTGTGTTGTAACCTGTGTCATACTTAAGGGGGACAATTACGTCAATTCCGTCTACAAACTGCAAAGACTGTACAGCAGCTAAGAACTCTGAATTAGAACCAGTAGAACCAGAAATGTTAACACAACTAACTGTAGTAGCACCATTTTGGAAAGCTAAGTAAGCAGCTAAAGTATTAGGAGAATTAACGGTAGCAGTCCCGGTCTGATCATATGTAAAAGCTGATCCAAACAATGTCTGTACATCGTTAAAGCTCTTAAAAGTATAAACAGTACCAGTTACGGCTGCTGTACCGGAGTAGGTAGCTCTTAACCACGTCCCTTGAGTAGTATTGGCACCACTAATTGTAGAAAATTGAGTTACTCCACCACTGGTAACAATTGAACCATAATCTACACCAGATACCAAAACGGTTCCAGTTACGTTATTAGTTACGTTAAGTGTGCTAGAAACAAAACCACTTGCACTAAGAGCAAAGGTCTGTACACCACTTGTTGATGTAACTTGGTAAACATCAGCAGCAGATGATTGAGGAACCCCATTAGGTGCATAACCTAGGAAGCAAACGTTCAATGGGTTATTGGGGTTAGTGGCAACGTTTACAGCAGGGCCTTGAGTTACGTAGACACCTGGGTTAACATAATTAGAAATAGGCATAAGTTCTCCTTACAGTACTTTATATTAGGTATGCTTAAAATTACAATGTTGGGATTTGTAATGTATTAGTTCGGATAAACGGTGATCTCAGCTGTACCGGATACCGTAACTTCACTAATGGGCTGGAACAGTTGATCGTACTTAGTCTCAAAGGTTTCACCTATGCAGTTAATTCTAATTCCAGCCTCATAGGTTAGCTCTTCTGGACTAAATGGAGTCCCTGGTGATACTGTGTCTCCTAAAGACGTTACTGTTCCGGGTAATAATGTTAATGCTATCAAGTTATTTTGGTTGATGCTATTATAGAAAGCGTAAGAACCTGGGGACCCTGGGTCCATAGTAATAAGATTGACTAGGGAGTCCCATAACCTATCTCTTTCTTCAGAGTGCATAGCTAAAATTTGCAAATCTAAAGAACCTTCAAAATAAAGTTGTCTTGTACTATTAATTCCTACACCAGAGATTGTTGTTAGTTGATCCGGGCCTAATCCTGTCCACTGACTCTTACTAGGTCTAAATTGAACAAAGACAGCAGGCCAGGCAACTTCTTCGAGAGGATATTCAATCGTAACACTATTAGGGGTTAGTTCCAAGGTCGTATTGGAAGTACGTTCTCCAAGAGCATCAAACCCAGCATTTAGTGCTTCTACTATAGACGTTTTTACACCTGTAATAAACATTAACCCCTCCCCTCTAAGATCATCATGATATCTCTGACAGCAGACTCTTCAAGCATTCTCAAAACTTCTTGGCCTGTTAATGTTTGAACCCATTCTGATGTAGCTTGTCTCAAAGCTTTTTCAGCAAAGTGTTTACCTTCAATACCTGGATGCTCCCAGGTAGTCTTAGTACTAATAAGATCACCATGCTCATCTCTAGATACTAATCTTACCCTACCAATATTGCTGCTAGTTGCTCTTCTAAAGATTACACTACCACTAGAAAGTCTAATAGGAATAGTTCTTCCAGCTAATTCTGTCTGTAATCTAGATTCTACACCATCGTTTTGGTAACGCATGTATTGAACTTCAGGTGGAATCTCAATACCCACTTGTCCTTCGGCACTTGCAGGGCGTAAAGCATTTGCACCTTTACCAGTTTTCCTTGGAGCCAATACCTTAGCTATTTCAGAAGCTCTTTGGGAAATTCTAGCTGTTATATCTGCAGGAATTTTCATACGTAGGGTACCTGGTAGTATGGATGTTCTGGCCAAAGGTTCTCTAAGGTGCAAGTTTGATTTACTATCTTAGAGTTCGTAGGAAATGGTTGATTTCCAGTTCTATAGGGTTTTATAGCTGAGTTGCTTGGACCAGTTCTTACAGTAACGGGACTAACATTTGATACTTGGAATCTAGTTGAAGAAAGTACTGGAGTATCTCCATCCCATTGTTCAATTCTTACAACTAAATCACCCTGTCTCAATTGGGGAAACCAAGAAAATTGTACTTGGGGATTCTGTTGCCAAAACTGTCCAGTTTCTAAATTCTTTCTCGTATCTGCAGTATCAGAAGCCAACATATAGAGGTGGTAAGCTACAGGTTGAAAACCACCTGTAAATGTAGTACCATAGCAAGTTTGACAATAAGAGTTACCAGTCTGCTTATATACTGCAGAAACTCTAGACCTTATATTAGCATTAGGATTAGAAGGGTCTGGGGAGTCTTGACATTCCTGGCAATAAGTAACTAGACCAGCTTTTGCATCTTCAGCTCTCCAAAGTAACCTTACAATACACTGCTCACCAAACCATTGTAAGGCTTCATCATGGAATCTTTGCTGATCAATCTCAGCCCAATTTTCTGTTTGCTTACGGACATAGAGAGAGGACTCAACCTGAAATGGAATAGTCTGTAGAGGTGGAGTAGGTTCCTCTATTGGTCCATAAGATGGCTGAATTGACACTAGTTATCCTCGTGTCTAAACTGTTCTGAGACAGAGTTGGCAAGTGAAGAAAGGTGTTCAGCATGCTCTCTAAGAGCTTCACATTGATCTTCATGTAATGATTGATGTTCATCATCAGCAAGTATACCCATATGTCCCTGTAGATTTGACCAAGCATCAAAAGCTGCTGAATGTAAGTGAGCAGCAAGAGCATGAGAAGGGGAAGTAATTGGGTCAATGCCCCGTTTTTCAGCACCCACTTGTTGCTGTCTAGTTATTGGATGGCCCCCAGTAGTATCATAGGCTAACTTTCCGTGGAAATCCATCATATCATCGTGGAGTCCCATCATTTCATTGGCTCTAGTCAAATAATGATTAGCTGTCCAAAACTTAAACTTATTTGTAAAATCTTTAAAATCTTCATCAGATTCGTTAGCGTAACGTTGATTCCAATCCACTACATACCACCCATATTTACAGCAGCATACATAAAGTGAGGACGTGCTGGGTTGATAAACATTCTTGGAATAAGACCACCAGCAACCAAAAGACTTCTCTTAGAACCAACCATGTATGCACGCTTCATCTGACGGAGCTGTTTGTCAGCAATTTCTTTCTCTATGTTATAGAGATCCATCCAGCGATTATAGTAATCTCTTCTATTCATCCAGGCAGCATTCATACCTTCTGGAGTAGGTTGCTCAATATAGTTTCTAGCAATATGCTTAATGAAGTGAGCATAGGTTTGAGTAGCTAATACACCCCACCAGGTAGAAGGAAACGGAACCATTGCATTAGAACCCATATCATAAGCTGGACGGAATACGGGCTGAAACTCATAGTTAATATAGTCTAAAGCTTCTGTTGACATAAGGAATGCAACATCTTCGTACATATTAAAACCAGATTGACTAAGCTCCTGCAAGTATGGACCACCAGAAGAGGAGTCAAAACTTTTATCTAATCTATGTACAATTCCAGCAACTAATTGCTTTTCATCTGCTGTTAACATTTGCCAATAAGGCATTGCTTCTGTAATAGTAAAGGAGTCTGAGTAAAACCTTGCATTCCCACTAGTAGTATAGGACCAATTGGCTTTATAGTTACCTAATATAGTTGTCTCTGTAGAGCTGAGACTATAGGTATAAGTTCCTGTACTTTCACGAGTAGCTGCTGTCCCACTTGGAACCAGTACGACGTTATTATCAGTATTAATAACTTCTAGGGTCACCGAATTGTCATCAGCATCTGTAAGTGCACCTTGAACATAGATCATAAGCCCAATGGGCTCCACGGAATATTGTGGAATGGGTCTTACCCTCATTAGCTTAATCCAATAACAGAAATAGTACTTCCATATACTTGTAAGTTTGTACCAGAGTTGTTTGCAGCTAATACAAGTAACGTATTACTATTTGTATTAGCAAAAGATGCTATAAAGTTAACAGTTGGCGATAAGTAACTACCGAGTTGTATAGTAAATACTTCTTTACGGTCAATAAAGGCAGATCCAGAAGTCCCATAACCAAGCCAAGGATTGATGGCTGCAGCTCCACTATTATTACCCATATAAGCACTTATAGAAATGAGATACTTAGTAAAACCACTAACTGTAGTAGATGCACAAACAGTTGGACTATAACTTGGAGTTGGAACAGTAGTAGTAAAGTTTACTCCAGAGGCACTTCCTGTAGCATTATTTGACCAGCCATTAACTTGGGGACTAGCCCATACTACACTTGTACCACTAGTTGTAAGTACCTGTCCATCTGAACCAGCTGTTACAGCTGCTGATGGACTAATTGGGGAAGCTAACGTAGTAGCACTTGGGACCGTTCCACCAACTTTACTACCTGAAATTGTAGCATTAGCAAGATAACCCGTAACTGTTACAGCTGGTACTATGACATTACTAGGCAAGGTCCCAGGATTAATTTGGGTTGGGACAATTTGTCCAGTTAGAGCTAAGGAGGTATTAGCACTTGCAACTATACTCAATACCTGGGAACCAGAAATAGTTACTGGAGAATAACCAGTAACTTGGCTACCAGAAATAGTTCCAGTTAATGCCAAAGAAGTATTAGCACTTACAGATGTAGTAGCATTTGCAACTGTACCCGTTACCTGAGCACCAGGAATATATACACCACTTTGGAAGGTTCCAGGTTGTACACTGCTAGCTACTACGTTAGTTGTTACTATTCCAGTAACTTGGGATCCACTAATAGTTGCATTTGCAAGGTAACCATAAACGTTAGTACCACTGATAGTAGCATTAGCTATATTTCCTGTTACAGTTACAGCATTTACTAATACATTACTTGGAAGTGTACCAGGATTAATCTGAGTAGTGTTAATATTACCAGATAATGCTGATGCTGTATTAGCACTTGCAACTGCTGTACTAACTTGACTACCCAAAATAGTAGCGGTAGAAGTCAATCCACTAGCTAAGGCTACTGGGCTTTTAACTTGGCTTCCACTAATAGTACTTGACGATAAGTATCCAGAAACTTGGGCAGCAGCTAATGTTCCAGTTAAATTAGTGGCATTAGTGGCATTGGTAGCGTTAGTAGCATTAGTAGCATTAGCTACAACACCAGATACTCTACTACCAGAAATAGTAGCATTAGATAAGGGTCCATAAACAGCTGACCCAGAAATAGTAGCATTGGCTGTAAGGTCACCATAAACAGCTGCACCACTAATGGTTATCCCGGATGGTAACGGACCAGCATTAATCTCTGATGTATCTACAGTAAGATTAGACCATTGGCCACTTGTAGTCGAAGTAGAAGTAAAAAACTGGCCAGAAACTGTTGGAGCTGGAAAGTCACCATTGTTAATTTGATTAACAAAGCCAAAATCTGAAGCTAATGCACCATGGGACCAAGTAGTTCCACTAGCCCAACCTGAAGCAGTAAACCCAGATGTACCTTCTTGGCCTCTAATTACTGTTGCTGTTGTAGCATTAGCTGTATAGCTAGTAACATAAACAATTTCTGAAACATTACCACTAGCTGTTGTACTTTGGTTTGGGTTAATAACAAGTGGCAAATAATTAGTACCAGTAGTAACTGTAATATTACCTAAACCTGACCCAGTAAAATGGATAGTAGTACTATTTGCCAATAGCCCACCTGTACCCAAAGTACCAGTTAAAAAGTTAGCTCGTAAACGCTGAACCAATTTAGGTCCTACTTAATCTCGGTGGGGTGATGTTGAGTTCTTACAACTGTTGGGTCAAAAGTAAGGAACGTTTGTGGTTGTCTACCATCATAGCCATAACCACGAGTAGGCACAGCAATTGGATGATTAACCCATACAAAGCTAGGGTCACCTTGTTGACCATGACTTACCGTAAGGATATCTTTACCGTGTACCTCTACAATAATAGCAGCATGATCGCCAGTACCAGCACCATAGATAACAACATCTCCAGGCTTAACCTGAGCAATGTCAATGTGCTTACCAGTTGCAAGTAAGGTTCCAGTATACCCTGTGTGGTTATAACGTTGACCATTGGGGTCATGCATACCAGCAAGAGCATAGCAATCAGTTACAAAAGCAGAGCAATCTGCCTCAAATGGCCAGGTTAAAGGCCAAATGTTTTCTTCTTGCATTCGCTGAGCACCCTCAGTATAATTATACTTGTGGTGGCTAGTTTTGTTATCAGTAACAAACCACTTAGCCCACTCTACCGCTGCTGGACGTCCATCTATAGCTGTTGCCATTATAATCTCCTTAATAACCCTTCAACTTATAATATGTCTTACAGCTTCTAGTACATTAACGAATTGTATCTCCTAAGTTACTAACTTATGGGGATAAATTATACCCAATACTATAGATACTTTAAAGAGAACTAATTGTACTGGGGTCTCGTTTAAGGGATTAGGTGGGTTCTACCCATTCTGTGGGGTCACTTACAACTTCTTGACCGTGGGTAGTATAGGTGGGTTGTGCAATTTCTGAAACTTGAGCTGTAGCGGTAACATTAAACTGCATACCAGAAAGAGTAACTGGTGTTGGTGGATAAAAAGCTCCACCATTAAAGAATAGTGAACTAATTTGTTTCATGCTATTCTCACAATATCCATCTCTACACCATCAAGAGATTCGTTTGAAGTGTTCCCCCATGTACCAAGTGCGATAGTAAACGACCCACCTGCAGCAATTCGCCAAATGTAATCACCAATGTAGTCACCGTTGATATCTTGAGCAACTGCAATAGTAAGTGGGTCTGGGTCTCCAGACAACCAACCTGGGAAGTTTCCACCTACAGCTGATGCACCAGTAGCAAATCTTACCTGGCTAGACCCATGGTATGAAGTGTATTGGAACGCTAAACGCACCATATAGGTTCCAGTTGTGTTGATATTAATAGTTTTACCATCTGCATTGAGTGAAATATCACTTCCAGCTGATGAATTATCATTTTGTAAGGTCCAATGTGCTGTATCTTGCCCGACTATAATCCAAGTCCCTTGGGGTAAGGGAGTATTTGGAGTCAACATCGCAAGATTTAATCTTGAATCCCCTACAACTCCTGGTCCAGTTGACCCTTGTGCTCCCTGTGGACCTTGAAAACCTTGTGCACCTTGTACTCCACCACCACCAAAAGAAAAGCTCCATGAGCTGTAGGGATCAGATGAATCTCCATCGTAATAGTAATTTGGAGCTATTGTAATAGTACCAGAAGATACGTCTGTAATATATCCACCAAAGTAAACATTATAAGGGTCACCTGTCCAACTTACGTAAACATAGTCACTTGGTTGGTAAGCAATATTAGTTTCGTTAATGACAAACGTTTGTGGGTCATACGACATCGTAATAGATGTATTAGATGTAGCTGTGTAACCATTACCTGGGACACCTTGTGGACCCTGTGCTCCACCTGGGACAAACTGCTGGGTTCCTTTAAAGAGGACAGCAGCTTCAGCAGCACCAGCATTTTCTGGATTATAAGGTGGAGTATCTGTTACTTCTACGTGTACAGAAACTGTACCAGTTGCTGTTATGTAGTAAGAACCACTACCATTGAGCCCGTGAACAACGGTGTCTAATCCAATTGGTGTTGGGTCAGCCCCAGAGCCAACTACTATTGTTCCCCCGTTACCGAGAAAAGAACCCGTACCAATAAGCAACTCATTTACTAGTGTAGGTGTTAATGGGGCTGTAGTAAAACCAGACGTGGGGTATCCAGTATTATTAGTCTCAAAAGTATACGTATCTACTGGGTCGTTAGTATCGACGTTAGTAATCTCGTATACAATTAAGTTAGAACCATTTTGCTGCCCAGATGATACTGCGACATTAACTGTACCTGGGTCAAACGATGCTGTGCCACTAGTAACAGGGGTGTATGAATAACCGATATAGTTAGGATTATTATTAGCATTGGGACCAGATACTTGAGAAATTAAAGTACTTCCACTAGCTGGAGCCCAATTAATTGTTGGAACACCACCACCACCTTGACCAGCAATTGATAAGATAGATACTAAGAGGTTACCAGAAGCTGGTACCGTAGATAGGGTAATGGGTACTCCACCATTTTCTCCCCACCCAGATACTATAGTAGTTGATACTACCTCTGGAGTACTTACTACAATACTACCAGCTGATACTATTGGGTTTGCTGGATCTGTACTATTTACGACAATACCTGAACCAGCTACAACTGATACAACTATTCCCTCACTTGGGTTGGCCCAAAGTAAGTTAGTCCCATCCGTTGATAATACCGTTCCACTAGTTGTAACACTGCCAATAGTTTGATTGACTACCGTATTTGCTTCAGCTAAATCTGTGGCTGTAAGTACAGGGACAACTATAGCATTTGCTGTATGGCTTCTAGCTGTCGTTCCATCAGCACCTCTCGTAACCCCAGTAACATATACAGCACCACTTGCCCAATCATAATCACCCTGAGGAATATAAATCTTTTCTTCTTCTGGATTACCGTAATCTAAAGCTGCCCAAAAACCAGCTGTAGAACCTAAACCATTCCAAGTATGATTACCTAAAATGTAGAAATTTTCTGATAGGCTAGATATAATAGTTGTCAGGAAACCATTATTAGCTCCACCAACATAAGAATTAAGTGAATAAGGGGTTCTTGACATTATTGGTACTCTACCTCTATAGTAAACTCGATCATATCATTAAGAGCAATTGGAACTTCGGGGAAATCAACTTTAGCAAATAATCCTGGTTCTGCTTGAGTTACAGCTGTGTTAGCTGCACATTGAGCTAATGGTAACGATCCATTTTGCCCTCTTAGTACATAAAGACCATATTGATCTCCACTAGCTATAGTCATTACTTCTGTTACTACCTGTATGTTGTCTCCAGTTGTAAAGTATGGAGAACCAGAAACTTCTATATAACTTTGACTAGTACTAGAAATTTCACTAGTTAAATACCCTTGGGTTTGTGTATTTGCATCAAAATAGATTAACCCAATATTAGTCATATCATAACTACCAGGTGAAGTAAATGTAGCTGTAAAATAGGCAGTTGACCCAGAGGCGTTTACATTAAATTGTGGTCTAGAGTAACCATTAGCTTCTACTTCATTAAAGAGGGCTACATCAGTTACAGAAGTTGTTCCACTCCCACATCCTACTCCAAGGTAAGTGGGCACAGCATAAGCCGATAACTCTGCATTGATGAAATTTCCATTAGTCGTTATTAGGCCTGTCATACTCTTCCTTAGATGGAGAAGGGTCCAAGAGATTACCTAAGTACTCTCTTGAACCGTCTTCTCTAACAATTACAGCATGGACGGTTATTTTCCTACTGGAAGCAACCTCGTCCATTTACTAGCACTGCTGATTCTTAGTGTTTCTTTGCTTAGTTTGGTCCAAGTTACTTTGGTATTGAGCAAAGTAACCATCTTGGATCTGAGTCTCCTGTACGTTAGTACCAATCTGACGGACTTGATATTGGTTTACAAGTGGGGTCTCAATCGAACCACCAGGACCACCAATTACTTGGTAGGCGTGAACTGTAGCATCATCAACCCAAGTTGGTTTTGCATAAGGACTACCAACGTAGTTAGGGTAAGGAGTTGATTCACTGATTTCAGCCAAGTTAACGTTAACAAGAGCAGCACCACTAAAGAACGTTCCAGAACCTACAGCAAAATTACCACCAAAACCACTGGTGATGGTAACAACTAAGTTGGTACCACTAGTAACCGAAACTACTTTGGGAAGGTTAGGCTCAAAGAACGTCTGGTTAAAGGTAGCAGACGAAATAAAGTCACCAACCTTAGGAGCACCATTAACATAACCATAACCTGAGAACGTAAGGGTGTCACCATTAACTACATCTGGAGCACCATTAACACATGACGATACGTACCAAGGGTAGGTATCAATGTTGGGGGCGTCAGTTGTAAAGATAATGTCCGTTGAAGTGTGCTCAAGGTAAGAAGAAGGGCTTCCAACTACTTCAGCATAAACACCCGTTGGTAAAGCTGCAAGCATAGCATTTTGCAATGTCTTTACAGTAGCACCAGTTTGGATAGCATCAGAATCTACAACTATACTATTCCAGTCAGACTCAATGTTAATGTGGTTAACATCGATGGAGTTGACAACCAGTCTGTAAAGGCTCCAGCTTGTATAACCAGCGTTTACAACTTTGTCAACGTTGGTCCAATAAGAGTTAGCACCTGGTCTGGTATTTCCTCTTACAACCTGCTTGGCTGTCTGTTCGTAATTAACACTAACCATTATTAGAAACCTCTCTGTGTGGTGTTGTACTGACCATTTTGGAAAACAAGCCCACCGTTATTGACGGCTGCCCAAGGACCACCCGGGGGATTGGGGTTAAAGCCAATTGGGTTATAAACTTGTCTTAAGAATGGGTAAAAGAAGTTCGTATTAGCATACGTAAGGTTCTCAATGGCGGTATTAGGTGTAACAATACCAACAGGCTCTGCAGCAACAGCAACTTCTTCTACTGGAGCTGGGGCTGGGGCTTCGGCCTTGGCAGCCTTAGTCTTCTTAGAAGGGAGCTCAGAAACAGCCTCTACTGGGGCCTCTGGCTCTACTACATTTTCGGTTTCAGCGTTAGCTGTTTCCTCGCTCAACTTCTTTCTCCTTTAGTTTAGAGGATGAATTCTGTTTCTCCCTGACCCACGTGGGCTCGGAAATTCTTGGGGCTCTCTGGCTTATTTTGTGATTGAGCCCAAATTTGTTGGGGGGTTTGACTTGGACCATTTGGTTCTCCCTCTTCAGGGACACCTGGCTTGTACATACCATTGTTACTAGAAGCGTCTACACCTAATGATTCCATCAGGTGGTCAAGGTGACTTCCCGTCTCGTTCTTTTCGTCTTCAAGTTCATTAATTCTTTCATAAGCCTCTTCTTCGGAAAGGAACTTGATCTTTCCTCTTTGAACAGCTCTAAGAACAAATGGATCTCTTCTTAAGCTCTCGTCAAGCTGTTGAATCGAACCATGAATACCATTTGGCTTAAGCTTAAATGATAAACCCTTTGGGCTACTAAAGTTTGTTGGGGAACTCATTAAGTTCTCAATCCATGCATCTGGAGTGATGTCTTGTAACCCTTTGGTACTTGGTGGAACAAAGACCTTAGCAGCGGAAAGGTCTACTGGGTCTGCCTTATGTTCTACAATCTCTCCGTCAAATGATGGTACATTTAACGGAGTTGATTCACCGTTTTCGCCTGCTCTTGATACTGTTCTAGCCATGATGGTCTCCTAGTTTCTAGGGAACAAATTTTGTTCCTCACGTTAAGGGAGTACTTCTTGATACTTATATTGCTATGATGCATTAATTACATGTTACAATAGCAGAGAACCCCTGGCTTTTTACACCAGGGGCCTCCACCAAAACGATTGTTAAGATCAGCTCTTAACGATCTTACCAAGGCCTCTTGGGTTAAGAACAATCTCGGAAACGAGCTCGTCCATGACCCAACCCTTGTGGAACTTCTCAGGAGTGTGGTTCTCCTCGACGTCTAGGGAGTACATGACTGGGAATACACCTAAGAACTCAGGCGATGGGGTCATGTAAACGGTACCCTGAGGAACCTCGATCGAACGCTGGACTTGGAAGCCACCGAACTGAACGATTCTCTCACCGGCTACAACGCGGTCCTTGAAGGCCCAACCGGTCTGGTTGATGTCCCACTTGTAAAGGTCACGGTAGTCAATTGGGTTGAACAGCAAGCGGCTGGCCTCCAACTGGTGGACCTCAATAAGAGCAACCAGGTCGTACATTGAGTCTGGGGTAATGTAACCCGAAAGCTCGTTGATGACGTGGTTAGGACTAACCGTGTGGTTAGGGTCAACAGCGTAGTTGTTAATAGCAGCCTCGAGCACCGTGATAAGACGGGCGTCTTCCTGCATCATGATAGCCTGCTTGGACATGTCCTGAGCATACTCTACGATGTTGACTCTGAGGTACCAGAGGTCTTCCTTTTTGATTTGAGGGAACGTGGCAATACGGAACAGTCGGACCGGAACCTTTTTACCTTCGAATGGGGTTACACGAACCTCACCCTCGTTACCCGACAGGATGTAGGCCTGGCCGTACTCGTCCAGGACATCGTACATAACAGGAACACCAGGGGTCAGTGGGTCCTCAAGCAGTACGTTACGGGTCATACCCTGATAACGGAGCTTAAGCTGGATAGGACCAATCATACCCTGGCCCAGACGGACCATATAGTTGTCCTTGTCAGCAAGGATCGAAGCTAAACGACGTTGCTTCTCCTCACGGGTGGCCGAAACACGACCAGTAGCGGTTTTGAGACGGTCACGAGCCTCAATAATGTCGGATACATAACTGTCCGACTTTTTGGCGGTACGTGGTTGCAAGTGGTCTGCAACTCCGCCCATTGGGGTAATTGTACTCATTATAGTATGTTCCTTTCCTGAGAACTAAATTAGAAGCTGCCGTTGGAAACGTTGTCGACGAACCGGATAACAATTTGTGTTGGCCCAAGTACGTCAATGAGCTCAGCAACTGGAACTTCTGCCCAACCACCGGTTTGGATAGCTGAAGTCAACTGACCAGGTACGGTGTTACTGGCGAACAAGTAAGCACGGCTACCGTCCGTAGGAACAACATAAGCCTGAGTTGTGTCAAAAGCAGGAGCTGTAAGGGTAAAGAAGGCATTGTGCCCACCAAGCCATACGGCCCAAGCATTTACGCCGACCTGGGTAACATCGTCAATGTTGGCATTACGGTCAAGAGCCGAAAGACCAAATGGACGAGCACCAGACGAGGTAACAACAGGCCCACCGAGCAGAGCAACGGTGTCAGGACCACTTCTGGCCATTATAAAACCACTGTAAATGTTAGAGGTCTCGGCTGGGTCCAGGAAGGTGTTGTATGGGGTGGCCTCATACTTCTCATACAATGGGGAGCACGTACGGTGTACCCCAACGTTAGCTACGCTATTAAGCTGTAACATGTTTGTTTCTCCTTATATATTGGGTTACTAGAGGGTCATCAGGAAGTCATCAGCGATGATGTCCTGACGTGTTACTGAACTGGCTGTTGTCATACGGCCCATCTCTGGCATCCGATTGTTACCGGAGGCCACCTTTGCTACCCGGGGTTGACGGGCCCCAGATTTTTCGAGCATGTCTACGTTCTCCTTGTAACCAGCGAGCTTTTCAGCAGACATTTGCTCAAACTTTGCAATGTGCATGGCCTTGTCTTCCGAGTTGACCATACCCAAACGCTCAAGTCGATCTACTAACTCAATCGACTCTAATACTCTTTCTTTAGCAGCCTGTACAGCAGCTGCAACATTTACGGAACCAGTAGTACCTTGGGTTTGGTACTCAAGACCCATGTAACCTTGCAAAGCAGGGTTGGTGGGGTCATTTGGCCATGGCTCACGGTGGTAATTATAAGCAAGACCATAACCGGTCTCTCCGCCATCGTTGTAGTAGTCTGGAACGTCAGCTAACTGAAGCTGGTTAGGCTGTAAGTTAGGAACTGTAACCTGAGTCATTGCATCAGGTTGCATTACGTACTGACGGTCAAAAATACCGGCCTGGTCGTCAAGGTCTCTTACGTCCGTTGTACGACTGGTCTCTTGGTTACCATTAGTACCAATCTTGGAAATACTCGAAAGGCTTTCCTCAAGTTGGATTAAGCTATTGCTAGCTGTACGGGTGTCCAGGGAGTTGTCAAAGTACTCTTCGAGATCAGCAGCAAACTTAACTAAGGCCTTTGCTGTCTCAATTTCGTGCCTAGAAGACGTACGGAGGTTAGTGCTGTAATTGATAATTACAGAAGCAAGACGGTCTCTTAAGGTACTAAAGTCACCATCGCCATTAGCTTCAAGCTCTGTACGGAGGTTTCTTGAGGCTTCGTAGGCTTTGTAAAGAGATTCTTCAACACCATCGTATACTACAGCAGATCCTCTAATATTTGGACGTGTACGAGCACCACCTGCACCATCTGCTGGGGTAGGCTTACCAAATGAAATGCCCTTTGCACGTCCACGACTAGATGCCTCTGGAGGAGTAGGCCCATGTAATGCTTCCATAGACTCTACAAAGTTTTGAGCGTATTCGTGGTTACCTGGACCGTGAGTCTCAGGAGTAACAACTTCACCACCGTCGTGGTGGTATTGAATACCGTGCCACTTACGCTTTGTTCTGTCACTGTATTGAGTTGTGACTACAGATGGGGAAGAAGGAAGATTCTCTCCTGTGTCTGAGTCAACAAATGGGATGGAATCTGGGTGAGCCGAACCTTCAGCAATTTGGTGAGGATAAGCATAACCTGCTGGAAGGTTGGATGGGTCATAGTCGTGACCGGTGATTCTTCCAAAGTACTGACCCTGGTCATCACCCTTTCTTTCACTTGGATATGGGGCAAAGATACCACCAGCTGGGTGAGCCTCTTTGAAGGCTTTAGCATGCTCAATTGGGTCTACTTCTACTTCACGACCATGCTCATCGTAGTCAGTACCAAATCGGTCAACTGGGAACGTTCCAGGGGCCCAACCTTGGTTCATGTTGAATGGCTTACCACCGGAAAGTGGGGAACCGTTAATGTTTTCTGGAACAGCTGTCTTTACAGAACCAAGCTTTTTCTTTCTGCAATCTGTACACATGGGTGCACCGTCAACTCTACGGGTTGGAGTGTTGGTGCAGCCTTCTGTAGTACAATTTGAACTACGAAGTGGTGTACCCTTACCCTTAGCAAACTTAATTTGCTCATCGCCACAAGGAGCACAAAGGTTGATTACTTCACCGTAACCAGCAACTTTGTAGGTGTCAGCATAGTCACCACAGGCGTCACAGGAAACAGCAGAAGCTCTTTTAGCTGTATTGTAAGGTAACCAACCAGGTTGCTCAAAGCTAGCAGGAGTACCAGCTACTTGAGGACCGGCGATGGGTTGTTGTTGCCAAGGAGACATTTCTGCATGTACCTCATTGCTTCCAGGACCACCCTGAATGTCGGGTGCATCAAGATTTGTAACATCTAACCAACGCTCTGGATAAACATCTTTCCACATGTCCATCTCTGGGGTTGGGGCTTGGGAGGACAGACCAAAGGGTCCATCCAAGTTCATGTTAGAAGTTTGGTCATACTGTACTCCGGGTACAGCTGCCTCTCTTCTAAGCTCATCGTCAAATCGACTCATTCTAGCTCCTGTCGGTTGTCTTTTGTCTTCTACTACTTCTGGATTGTGAATAATGTTATTCTCAACCCCGGTAAGCTGATCGTCTTCTACTTCGGCTAAGTTGTCTTTGCCTAAACTATCAACGGAAGATTTCTTTGGATTCTTACCTGTATCCCTATTAGGATTCTTTTTGTTCTTTTCCCAGGGGATTACCTTTAGCTTTGGGTTACGCCCTATAACGTTGTCTTTATTCTGATCATTTGGATGCATTAGCTCCGGGGCTGTTGTAGTCCTACCACAAGACTCACACCAACCAACGGTGCAATTGGGGCACTTATCCTCTTGTTGTTTCTTTGCAGAATTTTTCTCTTGTAAAGCCTTCTTTTGATCTTCTTGTTGCATGTAAATATCTTCGGCCATCTGAGTCTTTTCACTCACATAACCACAACTCTCACAAGCTTGTCCATCATAAGTTGTACCACATTGGGGACATGGGCCCATATCCTGTGTGGTATCAACATCTGCCGGAATTCTTATTTTCTCTTCTGCAAACTTTAGAAGCTCTGCAGAGACTTTAAGAATTGGCATTTCAAGTCCTCATTTTAGCAAGAATACCAGCTGATTCGTCGGCGGGATCAAAAACGTAGCTAAGTTCAAAAAAGTTAGGTTTTACACAACTTTCGTAAATTAAAACTTCTTTTCTTGAACTATCTTTATAAATAGAGACCCTTTGTCCCTTTAACTTAGGAATATGTTCACAAAATTCTGAAGGCTTAGAGGCTACTTTGTGGCAACCAGAGCAAATAGTTGCATCTACGTCAGCACCCATACTAACAGCATTCAATTTACCTTCCATAATAGCATTAGCTAATTTTGGAAAGCTTTCTGCATCAACCTCGGATAAAGCATAAACGGAACCATCAACAAGACCGGAAGCTAACTTTGTCTCCTTGTAAATAACATCAAGGATAACACCTTTAGCTTTAGTATGGTCACTGTTGTTGTGCTCTACGAACATTGGACGGCCAATAAATGTCTTATAGGCTGTTCTTAATTCGTGTACTGGCCAACCGTCGTAATTAGCATTTACTCTGGAGGAGATTGCTCTAGATACGGTATAAACCATACCTTTTTCAGGAGTAAATCTAAAGTCCTGAAAGCCCACCTTATGCATTTGGATGGTCTCACTTGGGGCTCCGTACCCCAGGGACCTTAATGATGGGCTTCCGAATTTTTTAAACATATTTATCTGACACTTACTATTAGTGTTCTTCGGGCTTTACATTATCGTGTTCACTAATAATATGCAGTTCTTTTTGGATTAAGTCAAGTTCAAACTTAGCATGTACAAGCTGATCTAATACTTCTCTGGTGTATTCACTTACCTCTAAGTGGTAAGAAGCTAATTCAGCTGCAATACGGTCACTACGTTTAGCTGCAATAAGTAATACACTACCCTGAAGACCAGCTAACATACTTAAAATAAGGTTAAGACGAAAGAATGGAGATGGGTCTACTCCAAAACCACCTGTAATGAGCCAAATAGCCATACATGAAGTAAACCCTAAAAGGAATGTCCAAGTACCTAAGCCATGACGCATACCGTCAGCAGCTTTTTCTCCGATGGTTCTATCTGAACCGGTTTTGCTAACGGCTGGGTGGAACTCCCAATGACTTATTTTAGCCATGTTATTCCTCCCTAGCGTTAAGACCCCGGTGATATCCTTCGTGCTCTACTATACGTTCTCTTACTTTATCAATTTGATGGTGGAGGGAATCTTGTCCATCTTTAAGCTCTTCTACCATCTTTTGAATTGTATTCCACTGATCTTTACTACTACTTCCACCATTGGGTTGGTGGTCTTTTACTAGAGTCTCTGAGTTCTCTTGTAAACACTTTAATTCTTCTTTAATGTCTTCAATTTGCTTATCTTGGTGCTTAGTAAGAATCTTATAGATGATTCTAATAGCTGTAGCTAAAGCAGCAAGAGCAAAACCTACGTTGGCAATATAGCCAGCCAAATTATTACTCGAATTAAAAAAGCTGGCTACCATAATTACTCTTTAATATAGATAGAATTTTTGATATTTAATTTGTGGAAGTTACGGATTTGACCATCAATCTTTTCTTCGATGATGGCAATTCTCTCAAGACCAGATGCTAAACCAATAAAGGAGCTAGTGGTCAAGGAGGTATTAGTAAATGCTGTCTTTGGGAGCATTTTAACTTCTGTATTATCAAGTAAGTAACTCATATCAATTTCTTTCTATAATTAGGAAGATTAATTACATGTCCCCAAATTGACTAATATCAGGGCTGTCCATTCCACCATCACCACTATGGTGTGAACCAGCACCCATGGGATCTGTAGCTTCTTCACTTCCATGTTGATCTGGTACTACTTGAGCACCAAGATCAGAAGCTAAGTGTTCTCTAAACTCATCTTCATTAAACTTCTCATAACTATCATCTACGATGATCTTCATACCAGAAGCAAGCTTCATTCTAACACGCTTCTTTTGCTCAATTGGTACGGCAAACTTCATACGGTTACCATACTCAACTTTACCCTGGAACTCATCATTGTCATCTTCATCCCAAAGACTGCCATTAACCGAAGAGGTTTTCTTCTTCTTTTTAGGCCCTGTCTTACCCCTAGCTTGATTTTGCTTAGGTTGAGAACCCTTTTGCTCATCTGATTGCTCTGGTCTTTGTCTTGGGTTTGGTACAGGACCAGAAGGATAAACTTCAGCAGCTCCACTAACATCGGATTGAGCAGCAGGTCCCGTAAGATTAGGGGCAGCAGGAATAGAGGAAAGGTCGGCCATTGCTTGAGGAGACATTGCAGCACCAATAGATGGGTCCTGAAGCATAGAAACATAAGCTTCGTATTCCTGTACATACTCTGGGGGAATAGGAAGCTGAAGAATCATTAATCTATCAAAGAGTTCCTTCTTATACTCCTGCTCAGCAACAACTGATTTAATCTTCTCATCCTTACGGGCCTTGAGTTCATCATCAAAGTCAATTGGGATATTAATAGCAAGGGTACCAAGGGATACTGGGAATCCACTAGCAGCTAATTGCTGTAAGAATCCTCTTTCTACCGTTTCATCTCTGAGGTTCATAGACCGGAATCTAACCTCAGGAATAGCTAACTTAGGCCGTTCTTCTACGTATTCTTCTCCGGTTTCATCATCTACCATGAGAACCGTTTCCATAATAGGAACCATTTGGCCACCTACCTTACGGTACTCAAAGTGACCCTGTCTTTCAGCAACAGGTTCCATACGTGATCTAATGAATCTATCAATCTTATGCTGGTAGGTACTTAACATCTGGGTAATCAATTCTCTGTTAAGAGCACCAGAAGCATAAGTAGCTGAACTAGAACCACCCTGGAGTAACTCAGCACCAATACCAAAGACCTGCATAACTTTAGATTCTACACGCATAAAGTCAGCATCTAGTCTTGGCATACTTTCTCTACCGAAAGCATTCTTAATATCTAATCCATGGTGATAGGTCATTAAACGGAAGTCCGAGTTAATGGCCATACTTAGGTCATCTCTTAGTGACTGAAGTTCAGTAGCATCCGGAATCCAAGGACCATCTTCGTCAACATTAGGAAGACCAAGAGTAGCAAGGATAAGGGGAGAATACAGGCGGTCAGCAATAGCATCCTGAGCAGCATTAAGAGATTCTTCCAGCATAAGCATACGAAAAGCACGAAGAAGAATAGGAGTACCATGCTCACTCCAGGGGTTAGTCTTAAACTTTAACTGCTTCATAATAACATCAGAAACAGGAATTTCTTTATCCTGCTTAGCCCAGGCAACAATATCTGGGTAGAGTTGCATAAGCATTGCATACTCTTGGGCAGGTTCTCTGGTATCGATGAGTTTCTTAATCTCATCTGGAACTTTAATATGGTACTGGTAGGTTCTAAGAGCTCTATTCTTAGCTACAATAACATCGTTAGGGTTAATGATTTCATCATCTTCCCAGGCACCAATACCATCATGCCATGACCCCATAGCAAATGCTTCACCAACTGTCCAATGCTCTCTACCAAGGTCAAACAAAAACTCTTGGTAGTCCAGACCATCAAAGAATAATTCTGTGTAGAATTGTGCAATTCTTTTATCTGGGTGAGCAAACTCAATATCGAGAAGAGGATACCGAGTATAAATATCGATAAGTGAGGGGACTAAGTAGTGAGTAGTATAAAGAAGACGTGCCCAGTCTCTAATCTTCTTCATTTGCTCATCGGGGTCCTCCATGTTGAACCACCAGGTTCTCTCCCTCCAATATTCGAAAGGGTCATGAAGTTTTGGCCAGGCCCACTGAGCATCTGAGCCTGTTGCTGCAGCAGTACGACGGTTTTGAGTATTTGCAACCCCAAAGTCCGGAATACTGCTAAATTTTTCTAACTTTTCTCTACCACGTGATTCTTGCTGCATGGCCATAGGGCCAACATCATTAAGCATAGATCCTTGTCTTACGTTAGTAAGGATCTCTTTCGTGGCTAATCTACCACGTACAGGGTTACTAGGGAGTGTTAAGCCTTCACGTCTCATTCTCTGAAACTCGGCTGATGCACTCTTATCTTCTCTAGTCATTAACCCTTTACTTTCTCTTTGATCCTACTTATTGTAGAATCGATTGACACAAAATCTCTTATAAAAAAGGGGGAACTATACCCCTTAAAATTAGTTGGCCTCTGAGCAAGTAATACAGGATTGAGGTGAAAGGCCACCACAATTCTCACAAACGTTCTCCATACCGTTTTTAATGATATCAAAACCGTTTCTAATCTCACTCATACCCATGGTAAAGTTAGCTGCTAACTTTTGCTTCATGCTGTAACGAATATTTTGCTGTCTTTCGATCATTATATAGCCTTTCCCTTAGCCAATCCAAGTGTGATTGGACTTAATATTCTCGTAAGGAGTATTGCTACCGGATACTGTAGTAGTATTACCGGAGATTGAAACCCTTCTTGGGTTTTGGATACTCATTTGACCAATTTGACCATTAGCATCTGTAGCATTAGCACCAACTTGCATAGCACTAAGATCGGTAAACATACCAGCGATAGCCCAGTCAATAATTCCATGTCCGCCAGAAGCAACTAAACGGTAGGCGTTGTAAAGGGTACCAGAAGCAACATTTACAGCAAGTCGTACTGGGACATTTCCACTAGTAACTGTACCTGAGACAATATTAACCCAGTTTGTTGAGCTATAGTCTATAGTACCAATATAACGCTTTTGAGTACCTTGCAGGGTAACATGAGCTGTTCCAGACCAATCAGATTCAGCTGTAAGGGTAACTACAGTAGAAAGGATATCAGTAACAGCTTCCATAGAACCAGGAGAACATACAAAACCTACATCTGTGTTATTATTAACACCAGATGCTAAGATTAAACCAGGAACAACAGAACCTGGGACTCCACCGTTAAATGTCCCATTAGACTTTAAAGAAGGATATGGAGGTGTTGCTGGGTGTACGTTAGATGGGTGGCCATCAACTCCATAAAGAGTAACAAACTGGCCTAATGGCCAGGTCCTTTTAACTTGTCTAGGTCCACTACCTTCAGCGAAGTTCATTGCATCTCCATCTGTTCTTGACTAATACCTGTCTCTAAGAACCTTTGAGCATTTGCAAAGATATCATCGTCTGATAAATCTAAGTCTTCTAATGGAGGTTCTTCTAGCTCTGGTTCTGGTTGTTTAATTTCTTCTACTGTCTTTTGGATAATAGGTTCCTCAACCTTTGGAGCAGGTAGAGGAGGAGTTATAAGCTTAGGGGGTTCTAATGGAATAAATAGACTAGAAAGGAATTCAGAAGTAAGTTTCCAGGTTGTATCTGAAACTTTTTCTCCTGTTAACTTAGCTAATCTATTGCCTTTTATGTCCCATAAGAACATATATTCTTTTCCGTCGTAGTCTGTAACCTTACCTAGGGAAAAGATACCTTGTCTAGATAATACTGCAGCTGAATTAATACCTACAACTTCTTCAGGAATTACTACTTCTGGTTCTTCAATTGTAGGAAGCTCAAGTACTGGGGCCTTTACTGCTTCTGCCTCAGGTTGAAAAATAATTCTAGTCTTTCTAGCTTTGAACATTAGCCCTTAATCATTAATTCGTAGTCACTCTTACGCTCTACGGATGCCGTTTTGTCGTCCCAAATAACAGCAAATTCTGCATCACCAACAGCAATTACTGTCCCAGAAGCTAATCTGGTTGGGCTCTTGTACGTAACTCTTCCACCCTCTAAGGTGTCATTCTCCAAAGAAGCAACTACACCAAGGGTAAAGTTTTTACGAGCTTGCTTGTTGAGAAAACCTTTAGACTGACTGGCAGCCCGCTCTAAGTAAGCATAAGGACCAACTTGTTGAGCTGGGTTCATATTAGGGTCAAGGTTTGGGTTTCCAGGGTGAGTAACGTTGTCGTTATCACGGTCATATTGACTAGCTTGGTCGGCTCTTTGTTGCTGCTGAATACCAGCAAACTCTTGAGTAAAGATACCATTTGTATCCATGTAGTCTTTAGGCATAGGACTACCAGGCTCAACAAAGTCAACACCAACATCTGCACCAGCTGGAAGGTCGTCCATGGCCGTACGTACAAATAGGTTCTTGGGGTTTATATTCAATCTAAACATTTTCTTTCCTTATCAATCGGAATCTATTACTTGGTATAGGATATCACTAGACTTACATTTACTATTTCGTTTTGGGCTTCAACGAGGGAAATTCAGAATCAATATTACCTGGTTCACTTGTACCTTCTACAGTTGCAGATGGAACTCTCGTTCTATTGAATGACCTTGGTAAATTATTGATTTGTTCAGATTGTTGAGCTGGGTCTACGGGCTCTCCAGGCTTAACGAGATAAGGATTCTTTGTAGTAGCTGTCAATACGTGGCTACGTACAAGTTGCCCACCACATTCACATCTAAAGGAGGAATTACCAGAATCTTTTGAATCTACGATTAGATCTCCACCCTCAATATCACCTGGGTCTGTTACGTTTCCACAGGAAGTGCAAATGTAATCTGGATAACCTGTAGCAACTTTCCAAGATGTAGCTTGGATATATTCCTCTACAGGATTACTCACTGGGATACTCTTCTTCTTCGTTAAAGATGCTTGGTGGTTGTTCACCAGAAGCTGGGCTCTCGTCTGGGGTTTTTGCATTACCCTTGGGGATAAGACCTCTACCAAACGATGAAGGTCTACCTCTACCGGTATTTCCACCACTAGAGCCTGGCTGAGTAAAGTTACGTACACTTGGTTTTCTACTCTTTGGGGGCCCGCCTAAGGTAAACTTATGCTTCTTTTGGACCTGACTGTAATCAATTTGGTCCAAAACAACATTAGTCCAACCCTCTTCCGACTTAGGAAGTGGCTCAATATTCTTGTATGGGTCCCAACGACCCTCAAAACTACTTAGGTCTTCTTCTGGGTGCTCTGAGTTATACTTTTCAACTTTTGACTGCTCTTCATTATATGGACCCCAGTCAAAAGCCTCAAGCTTATAGGCTTTTTCGCCAGGCTTGGTCCCCTTAAGACGTACAACGGTATGTGGCTTATCAGAGAGAGGAGCAAACTTCTCTTTCCTACCGGTCATCCAGTTGAAAGCACGCCAATTAGATGGTCTTTTACCTTTAGCCTGCAATCTATCTGTAGCTAGCTGAGCATCAAGGTCAGGCCATTCTTCGACCGTCTTTTGTCTTGGCATTCCTCTTTCATTTCTAATGATTCTGCCCTTTTGATCTCTTTCAAAGACGTTACGCTTACTGGGTCTAGTAGCACCCTTAGCACTTTCCCAGTTCCAGAACATTTGACTTGGGTCAGGAAGTTCTTTGTAGCCATCTAAGCAAGGTTGACATTCTAACCCAAATTTACCATCAATCTTTGCAGCTGGTCTTGGGCAAGCACCTGATCTTGGGTGTACACTTGTACAACGTGGAGCAAATTCTCCAATATCACTAAGAGCAATTTTATGGTGCTCTGGAAGCTCATCTTCATCAACTTTATAGAAGTTAGGACGTGTTGGATCAGCAAAGTGGAACTGAGTCATAGAAGCTGACTTGGATAAGATACCCTTATTGGGTCCAAGGTCTCTATTACTTTCTCTAGTATCTGAAGGGTGTCCAGACACCCAGTTAATAAGGAACTGGTTAAACTCTGGGTTCTTAGCTGCTACTCTACCGTGGGTAATATAGTGCCCACCTTCGGTTCCAGCTAAACGTACATAGTCTCCAACGTTAATTTCTTCTCTTCCGGGGACATCATAGGAAGATGCTGGAAATTGGCCTGAGTTAAACTCACGTACATCTGTACTGATTCTATAGTTTCTATTTCTACGTCGAGCTGGTTCAGCTGATCTTTGTCCAGTTTCAGCTTCTGTTTCGTAGTTAGAACCACCCTCTTCGGGTCCGTCTGGATCACTTTCGCCTTTGCCCTGCCCAAATTGCCAATTAACTGCAAGCTTTAGGGAGGGCTCTAGACTAAAAAATAGTCACTCAACTTTGGAGCAGAAGTTACTCTATCTGTACTAGTTGCTGGTTTGCAAATTTGGCAAGAAGCATGACGTAACTGCCATTCATCATAAATAGCTCTAACTAACTTACCCTTATTGTCGGATACGGAAGCTAACTTCCTACGGGCAGCACTATTGATGGTGTCATCAACCATCTGGCAACGGAGAGCAAACTCTTTATCCGTGTGAGCAAGGAAAATGAAGTCTCCTGCTTTAGAAAGTACTTCATGTTTGGCTGAAATTACAGCTTTACCGGCCGTCTTAGCATTAAAGACAAGGTCCTGGGTTGAGTCAAAATCAAATAACGATGACATAATAGGCTCCGTATTCTGTTGCAATAGCAACGCTGGACAAGTACTTCGCCACTTACTTTGAATACTATACCTCTTTACATTGGTCCGGAGAACAGGAATTGAACCTGTGACCATGGAAATGTCCGGGTGGTAGGGGTCGAACCTACGGGGCCAGAGATATAAGCTCTAGTTGGATAACCGATCCACACCCGGTAAGCTGAGCTGAGGGGGAAGGATTCGAACCCTCGACATTCGGGACCAAAACCCGACGTTCTACCACTGAACTACCCCTCAAGGTGAGAAGGAGTCAGCACCCTGTTTGTAGAGGTCTCCTGCGCATTAATCAAACAGACTCCCTATCCTTACGGTATAGGGCATCCTTCTCAACTCCTAGACTGAGCTAGGAAACTTATTACTTAGTTACTTAGTTACTGGTGGTGTTGTAGCTGGAACTGGAAGTGCACCAAGTAACCAGGAAAGCTTTGGATACTTCTCTTCAAGCTTACGGATAGCAGCGTAGTAACCAGTTGAGAGTACAGGAGCTAAAACAGCAAACTGTCCACTCTTAAGATTAAAACCTTTACTGGCTAACCAAGCAACTACGGTACCAACAACGACCGGAACACCGGTTCTAACGACATTACGCAAGTAGTTTTGCATAACTTTTCCTTTCTTTTAGGAGAGCCCCCGACAGGAATTGAACCTGTATCCGCTGATTACAAAACAGCCGTAATATCCATTATACTACAGAGGCAATTATTACTCTACTTCAGAAAACTTAATAGTACCTTGTACGTTGTTAACTTGGTTCCTCAATGAAGTAACAAGTTGGGTAAAGGTTTCATGGACCTCTTGCTCAGCTAACTCAGATGTTTGAAGATTAGCTGGATTAAATGTGAACTCAATAGTGACTTTTCTCATATTATTAGTTTATACCTACTATTTTAACTAATCAAGTAGATTAGTAACTTGTTTGCATAAAGTCATCTGCATTGGTTCTATCAGCATACGGTTGTCGATGATGTATCATTACTGGGATGGGGGTATCAGGAGCTAAATGGTATAAGCTTATAAGTCTATGATGACCTTCAAAAATTTCTCTATTGCTGCTTTTTTGGTGATATGGACTGAGTGACTTATAATCATCTTTTAGGTGCAGTAAGGAAACAGGTTCTTTTAGCCCATTCTTTTTAAGATCATCGTATAACCCAGACTCTTTGGCTTTTTGTAATTTATCGTTCCAAAAAAGTTTTTGATTATTGGGGCTACGGTAATCAGTATCCTCTGATGCATTCCACTCTTCTGGATCAACTTTTGAAGGTGTACCTGGACCATTACCAAATAATGAGTCATGGAATTCTCCTTCATTAACTGCATAATTGGATATTATGTCACGGGGAGTTTTATACTCTATGTGATGGTAAGCAGAACGAGGTGCTATAGCGTATCTTTATTTCCAATTAATCATTTTGGATTATCTATCTAAAAAGGGTCCATGGGGGATACCAGGGCTTGCAGCGGTGGGGTCGTAAGCAATGTATTTAACTGTCAATTCTTCGTCTTTTCCAACTGGTTTAATTGCACGTAAACTACTAAACATATCATTTTCACCATGTCTATAAAACTCACAATTAGGAGTTTCGGCGTTATGATTGATATAGGCGCCAGTAGGTGTACGAATAACTCCTTCAGCAAATCTCCCATCACCTCTAATATGGGTAACACCAAAATCTCTACCAGCTGGAATGTCTTCTTTTGCAAAAAGACCGTTTCCGTGAATAGAAGAAGGTCTTACATCTAATTCGTTGGGTAAGGGTTTCCAAAAACCTTGCTCACTCCAACCGGCGTATCTTTGTTTCCAATTAATCATTAGAGGTCTCCGTTATTATAAGTAGAACGTGGATAGAAATATGGATTATCTGTTAAGATCTTTACTGGGATCGGCTTATCTGAAGCTATTTCCAATGAACTAATAAGTCTGTGGTGTCCTTCAAAAATTTCTTTATCAGCAACATTTCCATCTCCGCCACCCTTATATTCGATGACGGCAATAGGTTTACTTAGACCATTCTTTTTAATGTCATCATGTAATCCAGACTCTTTAGATTCTTTTAGCTTTTGTTGCCAAAAATTCTCTGGGTCAGGAGAGTCAGATAGTTCACCCATATTAACTTCATAGTTAGATATTATTTCTCTAGGAGTTTTATACTCCATACGATCATAGTCAGCATGTGGTGCTATAGCGTATCTTTGTTTCCAATTAATCATTTGGAATCTCCACATTGAAAGCTGAAGCTAAGTCAGCAGGCATCATTTCATTAGGGTCTCTGTCAAAGATGACACCACCAGCCCATAGGGCCATAGCTGCAGCAGTTGAACAAACCTTGGAATTACTAGAAGAGAATTGAATCTTAATACCTGTAAGGAGCTGTAAAGTAATAGAGGTAATAGTTAACCAACCGTACTTATCCTTAAGGAAAGAGGTCATAGCAGCTACAGATTGCTCTCTGCTTTGCTTGTTGAGCTTAGTACTTACAATTACATACTCAACATCTTTATAGTCATCAATATGTCCATAAGAAACACCACGTCCTACGGCTTCAATAATAGTACCGGTATTATCTACTACCATAGCAACATGGTTCCAATGAGCAAATTTTTTCATTTCCCCATGATATCTGATGAATTGGCCAACTCTAATCAGCTCAGCAGGAATACCAGTTTGGTGAGTAAAAATTATATCCCCAGGTTGGAATCTAGTAGGGGCTTGTCCTACTCCATAGTAGGTAAACTTAGTAGTCGTCAAAATCATCTCCGTAATCACTGTCGTATATATTATCTGCTAAACCAAACATTTTAGAACCAAATGCTGTACTCCAAGAGCTGCCACCAGTAGGTACTCCAGCTGGTTGTCCAGCTCCGGTAGTTTGTACTTCTAATGCGGTAGGGTCCCGAACTATTTTACTGGGATCATCCTCATCTTGCTCTGTAGTAAACCCCATACCATTAGAACCACCATGGAAAAAGGTACCCGAATCCCTATTAAGGGGTTCCGTCCCTTCAGCATTAGAGCTTGTTTCTGTACTTGTAGGGTTTACGGTATCTAATCCACTTGTTTGCCCAGACCCACCGTTTTCAACTCCAAAAACAGCACCTGTTTCTTCAGCGTTAAAATTATTAGATTCAGCTTGGAAAATCCAAGAAGAAACTCTTTTACTAGCAGTTCCTGTAAGACTATTAGCATCACTGGTAAGGTCTTTCCCAGTAGAACCTAAGTCATTTTCCTCTGTATCTCCGGCAAAAGCTGGAGAAATATTACCAGGTCCAGAGGGACTAGACGAAGTAGCTGGGGTATCAGTGTCAGCTTCAACAACCCAAGAAGTCTTTGTAGCTACAGTGCCAGAGAAAGCAGCCCCATCTCCAAGTAATTGTACTATACTCCTAGATTTGTCTTCTAGGGGGTCTTTAACAACTACTCCACCCTTAATACTATCCGTAAGACCAGTAATGGGGTCCTTTTCCTTCTTACCCATATGGTCTCCAATAGTATAGGACATTTGTCCTTCTCCAGATTCTCCAGTTGGATCTAGCACTCTATAGCCTTCTAATTTTACGTCTACTGGAAGATCTTGGGGGTTTTTACTGGTAAACTTAGGGATTCTTCTAACTTCTCTTTTAGACTCACCCGTACTTACGGCCTGTACAAAACTAGTAAAAAGAAGCTTATCTCTTACTTGAGTTGGGGTCAGTTGGTCAGTATCTACAGTGATACTAAATCTACCATCTTTAGCATCTGTTATCTCTGGGTTCATAGACTTGAAACCTAAGATAATATTTTGGAGTACGTAATCTCTGTTGTATTCTGTAACAAGATTGTTTAATCTACACCTAAACGTTTTTCTAACCATATTACTTACTTGACATAGTTAGAACTTTACAGGTTAGGGTACTTCTTACTCATAAATCTCTCTAAAGACATACCCTCATATCTTCTGCAAAGGTAGTTAAGGGAAACAAACATGGGATCGTAAGCACCATCTTTTACTTCATGCTTGATGATGATTCCTCTCCAGTGAGCATTCCCTTGAGGCCCCTTATAGTCTTCATTATGCAAGTAACAAGCACCAGCAACTAATCCATGCTGTGCTTTACCACCTACGAATCTAATAGCATGCATAAGAGTCTGTTGGTGACCCATTGTAAATGAGTGTCCAATGTTCTTAAGTCTATTTTCAGCTGTTCCAGTGTATGGAGTACCAGTCATAGGGTTATAGAAAAAGTGACTGTAAGCTACACCATCTAGCCATAATACCTCTTTAAATGGGAGAGTAGTCCAACCAGATTCTCTATAGTTTAAATCATCAATAGAAATGACACCCTCTAATTGGGCGTCAGACTCAATGGCTCTATTAATTCTATCCTCGTGGTTACCTAAGGTAATATACTTTTCAGGTTCCCAAATCTTCTTGTGATTCCTTTGTTGGAACTTTTTATAATCGTCTAAAGGACTATTTAATATCCTCCAGGCCTTTTTAGCTGCTTCTATGTCAGCTTTATACCTTCTACCTTCCATGGCCTTTTTACCCTTGTCATAAGAAGACAAAGAGGGCATATCTCCATGATCACCAGCATGGATGATTTTTAAGGGTTTATCATGAAATTGTTCAACAAGGTAGTTACCAATCCAGTCCAAATGGTCTGTTGGAACTCCTTCTTTAGCTTGGGTATCAGGAATAAATGCGTGTGTTACTGGCTCTAAGTCCTTCACACCATCTCCTAGTTGTTGTTAGACCCATCGTTGTCGTCTATGCCACCATCATCATCTCTTGGAACAGCAGTAGCAGAAAGTGGTTGCTTATCAATAAGGGTATCTGACCCTTTGGTCCCAGGTTGACTATATTTAATCATTAGTGGGTCCTCCTATGTCTATCTATTCTATTCTCAAAGTTTTCTAAGAGAATTTTCTTTGCTTTTTCTTCTACTTTAGGTAATCTATCTTGCCAGACTACTCTGTTGACATCTAGCAAGGTAACAAATCCCTGCCACCTACCCTCCTCACCAGTAAGTTGAGCCTCTAAAGTTATTTGACACTTAGTGCACATCCACTGTTGAATAGTTTCACAGGGGAGAACAACTTCAAATTCATCTCTTGGAGAGTTAAGGGTTACACCTTCGGGTAATTCAGAAATCATAATTAAAGTGATCGAGCAGCTGCAAGGCCTAAGCTTTGTAAGTAGCTCGTAATATCCTTATCTTGTAGGGCAGCTAAAGCACCCATAGAGGAAAGCAATAAACCAGCTAGAGCACTAAATAGCTCCATTGGATCACTCTCTTCTACAGCAGAATGAGCTTCTTCTTCCTGCCCAGATAAAATAGCCGTTAGTAAGGCTACAACCTTAATAATATTTTCAGCAGCGTTATCTTCCATACCGTTCCTTTTTACTGGTTATGGGATACTTAAAGAATAACATTACTAATTTAGCTTTATTTTGGTTTTCTTCTGCGGATCTTAACTAATCCAGCAAGGTAATGCTCTCTGTGGTCATCATAATCTCCTTGGCAACCACACTCACAATCGGAGAAGTTTTCCTTCCACCACCAATCCGTAAAATTACGTAAGTGAGTTTTTTGATCGCCACCACAACCACAACCACAATTTTCACGGTTACGTTGTCTTAGGAAAGAACGGTTTTCAGCATTCTTATCATTAGTATAGTCAACATATCCAGGAACTTTTTCTCTGTTAATACTTTGCTGGTAAGCTTGGTCCCTTGGAATATCCTCTTGGATATCAAATTCTTCAGGAGCTAATCTTTGCTGATTAATTCTGTGTCGGAAACTTTCAACAGGGTCAAAGCCTTCTCCAAACTTAGACTTAACACTCTTGTATTCCAGATTTAATCTGTTGAAAATACCACGGTAGTTATCATCTATCTTAAGTTGCTTTTCGTGGTTTTCGTTATTTGGAACTATACCATGACTTGAGAGATAGTCTCTACTTCTTTGAACATAAACTTTCTTATACTCAGCATCATAATCTATAGCTGGAGTAATCTTTAATTGTTCAATCCTACTTTTAATTGGGCAATCATCTACACAATTATCGCCAGAATTATCTGCACAATTGCTGATGTGATAATTAACATCTCTGTTTTCTTGTCTTTCCATCGACTTAAGTTCTTGTGGAGAAGACTGCTCAGGTTGTACACGATCACCTGGAAAAACGATTCTTCTTCTGTTAAAATTTACTTTTAGACGTTCTTGCTCTCTACGTCTACGCTCTTGGTATTCTCCAGCAGCTGAATAAACTCTAAAGCCTTCTAAATGGGTCTTAACTACCTTAAAGTCCTCCAAAGGAGACCTAGCTACTTTGAAGTCTCCTAAAGTCTTCTTATTTTTATTAAATAATTTACCCCAGATATTAGATATTTTGTACACTCTAAATGACACTATTCTTCTCCCACCTGGGTTGGGCTTAAAACGGTTTCCACCGCCTGTCCCAAAAGTAAAGTCACTAGCTTCTATATCAGCTCTTGTCTCTCCTGGTCGAGGTTGAGCAGCTGGACAAAAAGACATATGGTTATTGTGACAACCCATACACATTGCATCAGATAGAAAACTTTCTGTAAAAGGTCTTTCGTTTCCAAGTGGATGCCTTACTTCTGGGTATTCTCCCTCGGGTGCTTTTCGATTAGACTGTGAACCCCAACCACTAAAGGGATTTCTATTGTTGAAGAGTTCTTTTACTCTATCTTGGTAACGATTATATCGTTCTTGGAATTTACCCTCATCTTTAAATCTATAGGAAGGGTGTATGCCCAATACTGGCTGATTAAATTTATTACGTTTAACATCGTCGCCTCTTAAATCGTATGACTCACTTGTCAACATATAAAAGGGTCTATATCCATTTTTACCAATTACTGGTACATTTGCTTGTCTTGGCCTAGAAAATCTTACAGAGGGTTCATCATCAGCAATTATATGTGGGCAAGTAAGACATTTACCGAACTCTAACTCTTCATCGCTGGGTCTATTAAAAGTCACCGGATTACTTGGAGAAAGTGTAGGCAAATCTGGGTGATAAGAGATATCATGATGTAAAGAGTAAAGTAATCTATCTTTACTAAGATCTTTGGCTACAGGGCCTAGCTCACCAAAATCTCCCTCATTAAATTCATATGTTAAAAGGGCAGAATGTTCAGGTTCTTCAGTAGATTTTGTATTAATTACTTTTTTTATTTGCTCTGGGCTGTACTTGCTAATATTATTTTCAGCAAGAGTAAACATTTTATCTATTGGGCAATCTTTATGACATGAACTACCACAGTGCTCGTTGTGGAAATTAATATCTTCTTTCGTAAGATCATCAGCGAATGGCTTAAAGTCTAAACCACCTCGCTCTGGTATTCTAACATCGTCTTTGGGACCCCAGTCTACTCTGGCAGCTACTCTACCTGTTCTTGGCCCCTTGCCACAAATAGAACATTTAACTTTTGACATTTTATAGGATTTTGATGACACTATTCTTCTCCCACCTGGATTGGGTTTAAAATGCCCATGCCCACCAGTTCCAAATTCAAAGTCTGACTCAGGTCTATGTATGGCTGCTGGGCATTGACTAGTCAATACTGTATAGCAACCTGAGTGAAATGGTTCTAAAGATATTTCACGTCCTGTTATTGGACTTTTAATTCCATTTACACCTGCCCCAGGACGTGTAAATCTTCCTCTATTCTGTACAGCATCCCAATCATCTGATTGCATCGATTCTTGGCTGGGTGGGCTTTTCCATACTTCCTGGGCTTTATCTTGATAATTTTTATAACGTGCATTCCACTCATCGTAGTCTTTGAGCTTACTTAGGGGACCAGGCACAAAACCCCCATCTAGTTGTCTATACTTTGGTCTTCTTACATCTATGATGGGCTGTCCACTTTTTCTTTGGGTCTTCCAACGTACACTGGGTTCATCATCAGCTATTGGATGTTTGCAAATTATGCATTGTCTTTCACCAATATCAGTGTTTGCCATAGCTGGAGCTACTACTTGCTGATGCAAAGAAGGATGTGTTAATTCACCTGGTTCCCAGCCTAATGAAAACTCTAAGGGGTCATCATCTATTTTTCTTTGGAATTCTTTTCTTGAAAGATTTAAATTAGACTCTGAAGTAGTAAAGATCTTATTGAGCTCACAATTTGGGTGACATAAATTACCACAATGCTTATTGTGAAAACTTACTAACTCTTCAGCATTTTTAAAATCTGGACTCGACATTCCAGATTCAAGTTTTTGCAAACCTGTTTGTGTTTCTGGGTTATACTTTAAACTTGGTCTATTTGAGGCAGTTTTGTCTTTTATGTGGGATTTTCCACCACATAAAAGACAATACTTAATCATTACATACCTAATGATGCTTTAAGGAACCAATCCCATTTTTGGTGGGAGTCAATACGCTCAGCAATGAAATTAGCTATGCCTTGTTCCCTGTCTTTATCCGCCTTATCAAAGCAGTCTTTGAGAGACTTAATAATTTGAGCATTCTTAGATTGCAGGGTCTTGGCTAAACCCTTTGGCTCTGCTCTAAGGTCTCCAACTTCCTTAATATCTGAAAGGTCAATGAAAGTCTTCAAAGAGAATGGAGCAACAAATCCTAGCTTAACAATATTTTCGGCCATTGGGTCAATAGCATCATAAATATCAGAATAGATAGTTTCAAAGAGTATGTGATACTCTTGGAAGTCCGGGCCCTTTACGTTCCAGTGGAAACCATGGGCCATGTGGTAGAGAACAGCTGTTTCACCAAGGCATTTCTTAAGGTGGTCTACTAATTCCATTTCTTTAGCAGACTTTTTAGTGACAGTTTCTTCTTCTACTTCTTCCTGTACACTAGATACTCTATTAAAATTTGAGAGTAGGTCGTCAGGGAGTACCTGAAAACCTTTCCAGTCTTTCATAATTAGAACCAGTTGGCGTCGGTACCAAGGATGTCATCTACACTTGCTACTTTTGCAGAAGCTGTCTTGGGAGTATAGTACTCTCTGCTAGCAACTTTGTCTCTTCTAACAATTTCAACATTCTCAATAAAATTGTCGATAACAGCAGCTCTCTTAGTAACATCGAGGATAGGAAGTGTCTTTTGCTCAATGTAGTAAGAAGCAGCTTCTCTAGTTGAACTCTGACTATTAAGAAGTGAGTTGTTTTGGTCCTCTACCCATACTTCAGCACCTGCTGTAACTAGATTGACCCAGTCAGCACTAGCAAACTCATCTTCAATAGTCTTTGCTGTACGGTAAAGAAGTGAACCATCATCCTCACCAAGGTCCATAGTACCAAAGTTAGTTGGTCTATAAGTACTGGCAACAGTTCCACCTGGAAGACTGTTTAAGTACTCTTCGGTGTCAAAATCAATATATTCCGAAGCAACTCTTTGCAAAGATTCCTTTTCGGTATCTAGCTCTGTAACAATGCTAGAAATCTTTGAAAGGCTATTGTGGTCTAAATTGGGGTCAGACGAAGCTGTTCTAAGCTCATCAATAACCGACTGTAGTTGCTCTAAGCGGTTATAGATACTGTCTGATTTACCATTGAACCAGGAAACGTCAGCTGTTACCTGTCTGGCAAGTCTGACTAAATCGTCTGCTTCGTACATGTTTTGCTCCTTGTGAGAAATTTTACTTGCTGCAGCCGATAGGCCACTTTGGTAATCTGTAAAAGTTGGTCCATCTGATGTTGTAGCTGCATCATCTGCTGCAGTTTGTGGTACTTCTGTATTTTCATCAACTGGGCTATTTGTAGGACTAAAGAATGGAACTGAAGTCTTTACGGCACCTAGTCTTTTAGCTCTTTGTTTATGGTAATCCTGCATATACGCTTTTCTATGGGCTTCCTTAATAGAAGATTCATCCCCAGGAGTATACGTATAGCACTTACAATCTGCATAAGAAGCTTTCTTACCTGGTTCCCCATTTGGTCCCTTACAGTCAACAAGGGGACCAGGCGTATAGTCAAAAGCTATTTTAATAAACTCTTTCCTACTTACATCTTCAAGCTTCATGACTTACCTCTGTTAAACTTAATTCTAGAAGTCCCACGACCAAAACTAAAACTATCTACACCTCTTAATATAGGAGTTGTATCGTCCTCTACAGCCTTATGCTCTACACCTGGACGGGTTTGTAGTTTCTTTGAGCAACCATTTGCACAAACACCCTGGGTACCTTCTTCACCACAACTTGCACAACCTTGAATTGGGTCGAACTCTTTTGAGTCACAATTACCACACTTTAATGGTTGGTCAGCTGCACCACAAGCTAAACATCCAATATCACTTGGAGTAGACTTTCCATGTACACAATTTGGGTCTCCACATGCACAAACGTCTAAGCTTAATGGATCAAACATTTCATCAGCACCCCTGACCTCTGGGGTGTCTAAATTAAAATTTACTATCGATGTCCTATCGGCTGGGTCATCGTTTGGGTCAGCATCATATTCATCACCAATACGTGCAGCGGTAAAACGGATCTCTCCACCACAATCGTAGCAAACATTTCCTGAGCCATTGCAGTTTAAGCAACGGGATCCAATCTTGGTATTACCCTCGTCGTCAATGCAACTTTCCTGTGCACAAGCAGCTACTTTAATTCCATTACACTCAACACAGCTAGCCATTTTGATTGGAACATGAACATGAGTTCTGTTGGGAGGAGCTGATTGGGTTGGGGTCATACGATAGATCTTACCGTCATTGTATCCGTGGATATAGTCATCGGAGACAGCTGCAATTACTTCATCCAGCTTTTTGTTTTCTCTGGCATCCCAGTACCCTTGGAAGTACAAATCAGAGTCTGTAGCCTTCTTTGTTAGACTCTCATTATAACCTACAGAACCCCACCTCATAACGTCACCATCTCCTACACTTGCTGGATCAGCTCCGTCTGATGCTCCACCATTACCCATACCAACTAGAGCTATTCTATCTGAACCTTCTCCACCAAGCCAATGCCCGTCTTGCATAGCTGGTAATGAATCAGCATCAGCAAATCTATGGAAAGACAACATTTGTTGCTTTTGATTTGTTACACTTGCTGGTTCAGTCTCTGTAGATGGATCAACTGGATTAGCAGCCGGATTAACCTGACCCATAGGAGCAGTTGGGGTTACGGGTGCTGTTGGGTTCAACCCTGAGTTAGTCATCATTCCACTTGCAGCAACTACTTTGAAGTATTTTCCACCAAGGAAAGTAGAACCAGCTGACTCTCCACCAGGAGAACCACTTTCTGCTGTTCCAAATAATGGTCCCTCATACCCTACACCAGATGGGTCATCTGAATGTTCTGCATTAGCAGCACTATCTGCTCTTACAATCCAGGAACTTTGTTTATTGAAAGCTGGACCCCACTTATTTCCATGAGATTCTAAGCTATATTGTGGGTGTTGTGGAGTTTGTTCTGGCTCTGTATCAAGACCAATTTGTCTAAGCTGGTGTTCAAAATCAAACTCTCCTAAAGCTTTTCGAGTTTCAGCTATTTGGGGGTCTTCAGCATAAGTTCTGGGAGCTGTTTGTTGTCTATTTCTTACTTTATTGACAACATATGCAGTCCCTGCAGCTAAACCAGTTGCACCAAGCCCTAAAGCTACTTCTTTAAGAGCATGCCCTCTATTAGCTGCTTGCTGTGCTGGTGTAAGAGCATGCTGAATAGCTTGGGCAGGCCAACCATGACCTGTAGGACCATTAGCTTCCTTACCCATACCAGCAGCATCCATAGCATCATACTTAGAACGCTTTTGAGCACAATCTTCCTCGGAAGTACAAGGTTCGTCTCCGTATTGGGCATGCCAATGGTCATGTCCTTGGTCATGTCGAAGAATGTCCTCTAAGGGTTCACCATCACCAGCAATCATATCGAGCTTTTGATCTACTTCTTCAAGCTTTTGTAAAATTTGTGGTTCAAGATTTCCTGCAGTTACCCAAGTTGAGGGTCTTACAGAAGCTTGTCGCTCTTTACCAGCACAGGCACTGCAAAGTCCCTCACTATTTAATGGACCAGGTCCACCACACTCTGAACAGGTCTCTTCTGAATCCTGTACCTCAGAAAATCTTAACGGAAGTGTCATTATAGTTTCTCAATATCTGCTAAGAGGTCATTAAGGCGTAGTTGCCCATATTTACCTGCTATTACGATCTCTGGTGTAATGATGGCCCAAGACTCATCCATGTAAGCTTGCAACCAGCTCCAAGCAATTGGTTGTACAGCTCCCCAGGTAATTCCGTATGCGTAATCCTTATCGTAGCCTACAAGGATAATACAATGTCCACCGAGGATATTTCTATCAGCTTGTGTATGGGTTAAAGTCCAAGGCTTATGGGCTGCAAATTGACTTTCAGCTGGAGTTGGAAGCTCAATACCAATGTAAGCTAAGCCATAACTAGCAATTACTGACTTTAACTCTTGGAAATCTGCTCTATCTGTAGGAGCATAAGCTGCAATCTTGGACCCAAATAATGGATTAGACTGCCAGTACTTAAGTAGATCAGCCTCTACAGCACCAGAATCTTGTCCATTGGTATATTTTAAATAAGCTTGAACTACTTGCTGTGTAGTTGGAAATGTTTCTTTAAGGGAAAGGGTAGAAGCTGTTGCCATTCTAGCGTGTACAATACCAGCGAAAGTACAATCACCGTACTGATCATTCCCTAACATCTCCCAGCTAGCAACTTTGGGGACAGAAACAGAAACTGGGGCAGTTGGCAAAGGATTTTTCTGGTAAAATGCTAAAGCATGCAACCCTTCTGGCCTTTGTGGGGCAAGTTTACCAAGTTTTCCTATGTTTCTTTCCGACATTTCATCCCCAAACATAAATTTTCTACAACTAACAGTGAATTTTACTGTTGTTTACAATACTATTCTTCTTCATCATCAACAAATTCTTGAACTTCTCCGAGTTCTTCAGTTTCTGTAAGGAATTCTGACTGAATTCCAAAGATTTCCTCCAAAATAAACATCAACTGAAGGATATCTATGTTGGCTTTGTACTTTACACTCCAGTTTTCTTTCTGATCTGTAATAGTCAGCTTGTAAGTCTTGGGAAGAACAAGATCTTCTATACTTTCTCCGTCAACATCAAAGCATTCACATTTACATGCACACTTTTGACATAGATCACACTTAGTACATGCCATTTTATCCCCCTCGGGCTCGTCACATATATAAACGATATTAGTATAATTAATGATATTAACTGTTCTTTATAACTACTGTTAAGTATAAGGCCTAGAATTTGTTGGTCAACCCAAACCGCGAAATTTTTTTATTCAATTTCTCCCTTGGAAACACTAGGGTTTACAAGACTCATTACCTAGTCCTTATAAAAGTTTCCAAATGATTTAACTTCATCGGTATGGAGGTGTCTACTTACGTCTGGAACACTAAGGAGTACATTTTTTAACCGTTTCCAGTTTCCTTTTGATAGTCCAACCGTGTACTGAAGATAATCTTTAATTTGACTAGCAGTATGTTGAGTAGCTCTATCCCTCAGTTCTTCTATTGGACCTTGATCAAAGTGATCTGCTAAACACATTCTATCGTTAGAGCGCAGATCACCTTCTGTGCTTCCCGTTGAGTCTCTTTGAATACGCTTAAAGAAGTCACTAAATCTTACAGCTTTTTCATCTTCCCCAAAAGCTATTCCACACATTGGGCATTTATGCTCTTTGATAGCCATTTGTTCTCTATCATAATTGTTTAATGGAGCTCCACCATTACTTAAGAATTCAGCAACAAACGGAATTGGAACTCTTTTATGTAGGACAATGTCTTTTCCAGGGTTTGCAGTTTCGGTAGATGTAGAAGGTCTTGGGAGTCCTAGAGTGTAAGCATTTTCAGGTGTCCATTCTACTGCATTTTTTACAAAGTGACTGGGTCCATGACAGAACGTACATCGAGGTCTACTAGCATATCTTTGACTCCAGTTAATCATTTTTTTGCTGCTTCTCCATCATGGAATTGTCTAAGCTCTAATGCTTTTTTCTTTAAATTGATGTCACCTTTGGGCTTGCTAGTTAGGCCTCTTTGCCAGGCTCTCTTAGATGTATCAATCTTTACCAATACATCCCTGAGTAGATCTGCAGCCTGGGTATGGTAGCTTTGAGTCTCACTAGGTGTACTGGTATGTTGGGTATATTTCCCCCAAGCCTCTTGTACACTAGGAGAGAACGAAGAGGCGTACCTCTCAGCCCAGTTCATCTATAATCCTCTGCATTTGTTGACGAGCTGTTGAATTTTTACATTCTGGGCATAGACGTTGACTATGCTCACGTGGGTCTGCAAGAAGTCCACGATTTACGTTATTCCTATATTTTTCAAGACCCATATCTCCACGTAAAAGAACAGCTTCGTTGTGTTCTTCTCTATTACAGTGCAAACAAGTACCACCAAATTCTTGGTGGTCTCTATAGTGTTGAAATAAGCGTTCTACTTTTTCGTGGGGATCGGGTATTTTTTCTAAATCTTTGTGTTCAGCTGAGATCAATTCTGGATCTTTTCTCCAGTCTTGAAAAGCTGCATATCTTTGTAACCAATTCATGATATTTACCTAACAGTTTAGACAGTTATTACCATCATTAGTAAGTTCATTAGCTGCTACAAGAGTGCCACAGCTTTTGCATCTTCTGGCAACAGGATTATTTTTAACTGCTCGTTCAGAGTTGGGATTATTTGACATAAAGCCACGAATCTTTTCTTGTAAATCTTCTGCTGCTGTAGAGTAGCGTTCGGCCCAATTCATGAGATGAACTTCCTGATGTATTTTTCGGCTTCGTAATCTGAAGCACTAGCAACGTGGGCTCCACCATGGCCTCTGTGGTGGAAAAAGCATAACCAAACTAAATTGTCAGCACTCTCTACCCACTTGCCAACGCTGTCGGGGTCGCTCACGCCGGGATAATCGGCTTCCAACCACTTGAGATCCACTCCATTCTGGAGTGCAAACTCTATATGAGCGTGATGAAGCTCGAGTGGCCGGTCAAGAGAGCACTCAGAAAAGTCATTATGATGAAGGCCAACGGCACACTGAGCGGTTGCATGAGTTTTTCTACGGTAAGCATTAAAATCGACATAATTAGGGTCTCCCTCTCTTGGTTCATGCTCTGGAAAGTGAGCTGTATATCTATGTGTTTCGTTTCTACTATGTGCTTCTGTCATTTGCCTTCAGCCTTATGTCTATCGTCACACGTGGGGCACCAAACCCAACCAATAGCTGCCCAGTAGTCTTTCATATGGTCGTTTACCCCAACATTTCTAACATCTTTTTCATCGATGGGTTTTCCACAACTAACACAAGGAACTCTGGGATGGAGTGTCCCTTCTTTGTGGAATTTTTTCATCCAAGCTAACCAGTCAGGAGTTCCCAATGACTCAATGTCTCCAGTGGCTCCCCAAGCAAATTGAGAATGCTCATCTGCTTCACTATCATTAAGAGTCAACAATCGGTGGGAGTTGTAATGTAATTGAGCAGCTGCACTGTGGAGTCTAATTAAACGTCCGAGGCCACTATGAGTCTCACCTGTATCTTGAATAGCTTTCCTTTGTAGGTTCATTAACCTACGGGACTCATCTTTGTGGGTAGCCATTTGATGAATATGGGACCCAGGTTGAAAGCCAGCTAATTCAGCTTCAACTAAACTCATACGTGGATGGACATCGTCATCAATCATTATTTTGCTTTATTCTTTTGTTGACGTTTCTTTTGCTTTTCTTCATCTGCAGCTTGGGCTCTACCTGTATAGACTCCAATAGCATCGTAGTCATCACATTTACTGCACATATGACTATTAGCTAGATTTTGTATAAAAGAGTCACTATGTATACCCTTACCTTGTCTTCCAATGATAGCTACAACGTGGTCATGTTGAGCTTCTCTAGAAACTAAAGCATAGCGTACTGCTCCGAATGTTTTTAATTTATCTCTAGAACTAAGCTGACCCCATATGGCTTCAATATCATCAGTTACCTGTTTGCTCGCTGCATACCTTATAGACCAGTTCATAGTATATCTTCAAACCCTTCATAGCCAGGAGCAAGCTGTCGCCATGGGTAAGCCCGTTGAAACTTGTTAGCTATATTAATCAGCCTATTGTCCTGATAGTGCAGCGCTGTTACCTGCAAACCGAACGGCAATCCATTAGAACACGCACCGAACGGTATGGATATTGCAGGCACACCTGTGACATTTTGCATTGACTCGTTATAGTCTTTTGCTGGTGGATTATAGCTACCATCAGCAGCGAAGCCAGGGTTTGGATTGGTTGGCGTGAGAAGCAGTCCATCGCTGCCAAGGAGATCATCAAGATTTTTAATATACATAAACCTCTTGCGTCGAAGATCCATGTATTCTTGTAGGTCTACACCCTTACCTATAGTTAAAAAGTCTTTACCAGATTTAGTTAGTTTGTCCCAGTGCTTGTCTACCCACTGCTTGCCAAATTTAGTATACTGATCTGCTGACACAGCATTGTACCACTCAAGATCCGGATTGCCCTCTGGGAAAACATCCCGTGGCTCTATCCATATCACTTCGCGCTTCATTAGCTTACCAAATGCTTCTGCTGCCTCTTTAAACTTTTCAGCAGTCTCTGCTGGCAGCTTTCCAAATGGTGACGTTCTTTCAGCTGCGTATATCTTACCGACACCATATTCTTTATTGTCCAGGAAGTTAACAGCGTCCAGTGGCAAGCTTGCTGGGTCGCCAGGAGTAGGTGTTTTAAGGATATTATACATTAGTTGTAAATCGTCAGCAGAGTTAGCTAGAATACCATCAGTGGAGTAATCTATCCAATCTTGTGCAGGCCACCGGCCTATCATGCCATTGGTTGGCTTCAGCCCAAGCAGCCCACAGTAACCTGCTGGTGTGCGAATAGATCCGCCACCGTCTGTACCTGTAGCTGCAAAGACCAGGCCAGCAGATAGTGCAGCAGCACTACCACCACTACTACCACCAGGAGCTAGCTTAATATTCCAGGGGTTAGTTGTTACTCCTGTTAGATCATTGGCTGTGTAGCCATTGCAACCAAACTCGGGTAGTGTGCTTTTGCCAACAAAAATAAACCCACTAGCTCTCATCTTTGCTGGAGTAGCATCGTCTTGCTCCTCTGGCTTTGCATTCTTAAATGCAACGCTGCCCTTTTTAGTTGGCATGCCTTTAACATTCTGCAGATCTTTTATCAGTGCTGGTACACCATGGATTGCTCTAGTAGCTTGACCACTATCAAACATTTTAGCTTGTTGGAGCGCGTCATCATATGCTTCGTGTGCAATGACATTAAGATCTTTGTTATACTTTTCTATATTACTTATACTTTTTTCTACCAGCTGGGTAGATGTGACTTTGCCAGACTGTAGAGCAGCAACAGCGCGTGTCAATGGACCAGAATTTTTACTAGATGAATAGCGTTGTGACCAGTTCATTGGTATTGCTCTTGTCTTTGTTCAACATTTTTACGACGTTCTTCTGCCCTACAGTCAAGGCAAGGTTGTCTAGACATATTGGGTTGTAACAACTGGCCTAATGGAACTGTATTATAGCAACTTAAGCAAGTACCAACAGATTGTGGTTTTTCAGAAGCAGCTGGTGTTGCAGCTTGTTCTGTTTGCTGTGTTTGGTTTCTTTTACGGTACTGTCTTCTTGGAGTCTTAGGGGCAGCTTTACTATCACGGTCTTCTGTTTCGTTAGCTGAATACTCTTTGGGTGAATAGTTTTTTACAAACTCACTGTAGTCATCAGAGCCTTTTGATAATCCAGCATTTACAGCAGCTTGGTGAGCAGCAGCATAAGTTCTACAACCCTCACAGGGCTTTTCTTTTAAGTTGTAGTGTTTTGATAAGTTAGAGTGGCTAGGTTGACCTTTTGGGTCTTCAGAATCCCAATCATGTTCTACACTTGCTTCTGGCCTATTAAGGTAGGCCATTCCACTATGTACACTACCATGCTTGTTAGACATCATAGCTCTAAAGGCAGCTTCTGCTTTTGCCTTTGAAGTGTGGTGAGATAAGATCTTACCTGTACCCTTTTGCCAAATTACCCAGCTTTTAGACTTCTTATCGTAACGTACATAATGGTATCCATTTTCAGATGCATACCTTTCATTCCAATTAGCACTACCCATATGCCCTTCCATAAAAGGCTTCATCGATTCTTGTAGGTACTCATCATGGAAGGAATGTGCATTCATCTTAGAGTAATTTTCTCTAAGTTGTTCAATTGGGCCTTCTTCAATATTTGTACCCGACGACCTAGGAAATAATTCAGAATGGGGCTGTGTCTCTTGTTCAGATCTACTTGGAAGTCCATGACAAAATACCATCAAATCTGATAAGCAATTTGAGTGTGCAGGTCCAGCAAAATGTGCACCAAAATCTGATGGAAGTATTTCTCCATCTTCACTAGGACCTGGGACTAAACGTTTTGCCATTTCTCCAGGTTTAAACTTATCCCCACACCAAATACAACGGTTTTCTCTGATGCACTTTTCATGCATCATTGGGTTGATGCCACCGTCTGGATGCATAGTATAACCTACAGCATGTGGCTCGTCACTAAAGGAGCCTCCACCAGTAGGTCCATAGAATTTTCTAGTTGGAACGTAGTGTGGTCTTGACCTTCCAATAGGTGGATCCCATATCATACTTCTGTTCCAAAGTTTCTTTGGCTTAGCGTATCTCTTGTCCCAAGCTAAGGAACCTAAATAGTTAGTCATACTTTTACTCACCTATACTTTTCCAATACGTCTAAGGCATCGCTTATACCAGCAGCTCTATCTGGGCTATAAATACCATTACCAGCTGCAAGGTGGGCATTAGCAGCTACAAGGTGGGCCCTTGATAAAGGTCCCTCTGTATTTTTTGACCGGTCTAAATGGTATAAGTGTCTAGTACCATGGTCGTAGGGATCTAATTCAGTCTGAATAAAAGGCCCAAGTGATACTTTCTTAAAACGCTCATTCCAACTATACATAAAAACTCCCAAAATCTAGTCGTGGCTTTTTTTTTGCGCAACCCCAATATTACAAGGGTATTTACACCTTCCCTTAGTCTTTTAAAGAATTACATTTGACAGAGTTACTATTGTCAAGCCGTACTTTTCGCGGGTCCTCCAAACAGTGTACTTAGTTCTCTCCTTTTAGGGGGAATTTATATACAGTTAAGGATACACTTTAAGAGACAAAAGGACAACCGGGTATCCTCCTATTAGGACAGCCATTAGGGAAATATAGGATGTTCTAAAAAACTGCATTTCTAGTCTCGGCTTTGGCTAACTGACGCCGTGGTTCCAGGAGATCAGCTGTTGGGGGGATGCAAATCTTTACGGCGGATAAGCCGGGGACCTATACAAGCATCCCCAGGCCTACCTGGACTGCCGAGGTTAACTAACCCTCGTACTCGGCCTCGGCCTCGTCATCCATCTCGGGGAGAGGACCGAACTCGCAGCTGTCGAACAGCAACGTCGCGTTCGTCTTGGTGGCCCCCACGGTCTCGGCCTTCCAGCGGCCGGACTTCTCACCCTGGGTAACGATCACCACGATAACCTCTCCCTCCACCTCGTAGGCACCGAGGACCACACCGTGCCAGCTCTGAGCCTTCGGGTTGTCGGGGTTCCACGTCACCTCCTGGTACTGACCGAAGTCCTCCAGGGTGTAGGTGGCCTTGTTGGCCTTGCGGTTACTGAAACTGAAACTGCCGGCGTTGCTAGTCATGTTTCCTCCTAAGGAACATGGTCTCAACCCGGGATAACGGCTACCCCGGGGTACTACTTGGTACTTCCTATCCTTAGGTCTATTTCCCCCAAAGGATATATTATAATAAATCCCCGTAAGTAGGGTAATATTTTTAAATATTACCATCTCCTACCAGGACTCCCCGGGATTTCCGGGAATGCAATGGGACCAATTGGCCTTTAATTACTTAGGCCTATTTGCCCCATTTGGTATATTATTATAAATTACCGTAAGTAGGGTAAAATTTATAAATATTAGCTACTTCTACCATCCTGCAAGTGTTATAGCTTTCTGGAGAAGTGTTGGTGCTATATAGCTCCTAAAGCGTGTTAGACACGTCTGTCACTATAAGGTAGTCACCATACTATATGTCCCGTCAGCACCTATAGTAGTAGGAGTGTACTATAATTAACGTCTCCGTCTACATATGGCAGGCACACGTGTACACATGCAGTTCTACTAGATAAACACTGCTGTCCTATAGCTGTTGAGCTGCAGACACATCCATCCTACCTAGCCTACTAGTAGTCGTATACTCTTTAACTACTTTTTCTGTAGACACCTTAGATTAACATCCCAAACACACCTTACTTTAACACGTATAGTATGGGATGTTGGAGATAGAAATAGTAGTAAGTATGATAGTATAACGTGGATACGACGTAATACTATAGGTTATCTACACACCTATGCCCTATCCACTACTACCATACCTACTACTATTCTATTTTAACGACTCCGTAGGATCACTCTTTCTTTCGCTACGCTCCTACGAAATGCATCCTACCAACACTCCGAGCCCAAAGACTAGACCAGCAAAGATAGCCAACACCGCCGTTCCTATTGGCGATACGAAGATGTCCAAATCATCAACGAGTTCGTCGTAGTCTTGGTTGTTTAGTTCAGGCATTTTCTCCACAATCTTCTCGAATTCCGTGTCGTAATAGCTTTGCATGACGAGATCGTACTCATCAGCATCTTGCTTCCATTCTTCATCTTGCTCTTCTTTACCGAGGTCTTCATGGTGAACCCCTTCAAAGATATCATCCCAATCCATCACTCCTCCTCTTCTTCTTCTTCAGCAGGGAACATCTTCTCCCAGCATGCAGGGCAGGTACCGGAGATCAACATCTCACGGTCATCAGCACTCAACTCCGGAAAAGCCTCCTGGATTGCCATCTCCTTGTTTTGCCAACGGAGGAATTTAACTCCATCAACACGGATACCAGGGTTGTCCTTCTGGCACATCAAGCACCTGGTTTCGATGTACATCTGCCCTTCTTCCAGCTGAATCTCTTCACCACTTCTGGCGAAAAAGGTCGTTGCCATCATTTCCTCCACTTAGCCTGTCTCATCAGTACCAGTAGGCTAATTCCGGTAGAGGCCTCACGGCCTTTCGACTACCGCAGATCGTTAGCGGCATCTTCTGGGAACTTCTGCTCGTATGCCCTGGCAATGACTCCGTCACTGCTCAGCTTCATCATGTCGAACACCTCAATCCAGAGTCCTGAGATACTCTTGGAGATCCGACGGTAAGAAGCAGACTGTGTCATGTACTTCTCCTTCTTCTCCTTCCTGTCTTCGGACTGTTCCTCCTTCTCTTCAGACTCGGCGTACTCAATGAACCGGTTGCTGTGGGCAAGCAATGCTGACAAGATCCGGTCCCACTGTTCGTAGGACAACTCGATGGAAACCGTCAACGGTTCTTGCATCCTTTCTTTCTGTGCCCTGTAAGTCTCGATACGAGTATCGAAGTCACCGTCGATCTTGTCCACCAACTCCTGGGTTGTCTCTTCCGCTTCCATATTTCCCCCTAGTAGTCTGTCTCATCAGGTGTGGTAGACTAATTCCACACTACGCCTCACGGCGTTTCGACCGTACCTTTTTAAGCGTACTCGCGGTTTTCACCGATGTACCGTACGTACTTCTTGTATGTACCATTAGGTTGACGTCGGATTGTAGTCTCATAAGGCAACTTGTCTACCTCGTAACCGTTTTGCTTGTTGAACTTGGTCATGGGCACATGCATAAGCGTTGCCAAAATAGTAGTCGTTGAACGATAAGTGTTGTGCTCACTCCAAAGGAACCACACACCTGGGTTGTCCTTTAGCTGCTTCTCCCGGATTATGGTCCTTATCGAAAGGTTCCTGCTTCCGGGTAGAGGGTCAACGATGGCTACTGGCTCTTCTTGTTGCATCTCAAACTTACTATACACCCTGTACATGTTGAGCTCCTTACTATGGGCCTGTCTCCTCAGTGCAGTTAGGCCAAATCCTGCAGACGCCTTACGGCGTTTCGACTAGTGGATACCGTAGTAATCGAAGAGTTCTTCGATGGGATCCATCTCACGTCGGAGTATGTCATTTGCAACTCTGGAAGCCAATTCGAAGGTGTCGTAGTAGGCGTTGTGGTAAATACCACCCATCTTACTCTTAATCTCCATCTCCAGCTTGTATGGGCCTGAGTCACCACCAAGTGTGGAGATCATCACATCAAACGAATTGGGCCAGCGGGATGAGTCAAAATTCTCATCAGAGTGCAACACCAAACCTGCATCGTTGACAATGCGGTAATTGTGGATACCGTATCCGTCAAGATCGATTACACTCGTCAACTTCCACTTCACACCATCTACTTCGTAATCCGTCTTCATCGCATTGCATCCTTCCAAACAATGTTTTGGGCGTAGGTAACACTCTGTCTACCATCGATGTGGCCAACAACTACTTTGCAACGGCCACCTTGAGTAGCAAAACTCTCAACAATGGCAATCTGTCCTTTGACCGTACAAACACGGCCAATATCGGACACCTTCAGCTGATTCATTGTTCCTCCATTTGGTCTGCCTCATCAGCACCGGTGGACCAGTTCCGGTGGACGCCTCACGGCGTTTCGGCATTACTACCGATTACTTCTTGGCCTTGGCCAGCTTCGTGTTCCAGTCCAGCATGTCAGGACGGATTGGCTCCAAACGTGCCTGAACTCTCATCTGTCCAACCTCGCAGAGCCGAGTTCCAACGGACACATACAATCCGTTCTTGACGGCCTGCTTACGGAGGTAACACGCAAAGGCGTCACGCTTGTGGTAAGGAACATCCACGATGTGGACTTCACCGTTCAACAGCTTATCGATGTCAAACAAACGTGACCACAAGACGTATCGGCTGCCCTTGTTGAGGCTACCGGATCGCTTCTTGTCCTTATTGGACTTCCTGGTCTTGACACTCTTCGTGTCAGGTCCTGGGTCTTCCTGCTTCATGGGGACAAGGGGCTTAGACTCTGACACCTTTTTAACACTGGTGTCATAAAAGACCTTGTTACCGGCCTTCATCGTCTGGTCCATTAAAGCACTGCAAAGAACCTCGTTGGACGAGTGTTCCAGGATACGACTCAGGAAGATATCGATTGCCTGATCGACAATCTCTTCCTTGGTCGTAGGGGTAGGGTTTATGTAAACCAACAGGCACTCAATAAGCTGCAGCTTCTGTTGGGACACGGGGGACAGCTCTTGCATGTCTTTCTCCCATTTCTCACTGATAACAACGATCTGCCATCATCAGGCCTAAGGTGATCAATCCTTAGACGACGCCTCACGGCGTTTCGGCATTACTACCGATTACTACAGGTACACCATCCAATCAAAGGAGGACCGGTCCGAAACTCGGATGGTCTTGTCCGTTGAAGCCTGCAACAACCGGATCTGGTTGTCAATCTCTGAAAAGTTCGGCTCCTGAGGCTCTTGAGGCTTCGTGTACCAGTCATTAGTCAAAAACGCTGGGTCCAAGCCGGACAAGTCAACCCTTGGGGCCACCGGCTCCCAACTGTAGCCTTGGATGTGGAATCCAATCTTTCCATCCTTACTGGTGTAAAACCCACCACGGTTTGCAAATTCCACTTCATTGGCCTTGATCCAGGCCTTTACGGCAACTTCCACTGCCTTGTTCCAGGTCTTCAGACGTGTAGGGTAAGCCTTGACTTCCTCCACGTAACGAGCCATACGGTCCACTTTCCACTGCTCGAGAGCATCGATCAGGTATTGCTTCTCATACTTGTAGCTTGCCATCAGGCATTCCTCCAAAGGAACACTGAATCAACGGTTGTCTCATCAGGCCTGGGGTACCGCACCCCAGACGACATCCATAGGATGTTTCGACCTTACTAACACTACCTACTATATCCTTAGGTACATTTCCCCCAAAGGATATATTATAATAAATTCCCGAATATTGCAAATTTATAATAAATAGTAGGTGCAGGGGAGTGGGCAGTTTACGGTCGTACCCAGGACCTAACAGTTGGCCTACAGATCTTGCAACTCTTCGTCTTCTGCAAAGATGTTACCATCAAACACATCGGTCTCATCGACGTCATCGATTCCAAAGACCTCATCGGCCATCTCTTCAACCTCTTCAAGGAGGTCGGATGAGAAGGTGGTCACCACAGGAAGCACCTTAGCAACATTGTCACCAGTGTGGACCTCCTCGGAAACTCGACCACTCTTGTCCTCCCAAAGTACTCGGACGAAGTAGTCGCCCTCGTGATCTTCGGTTGGCACCTCAATGACCACACCGTTCCATTCCTTGGAACGTGGGGTCTTCTTCCGCCAAGTGACCTTTTGGCCCTCTGAGAAGTTCATCATTTCTATCTCCTTACTATTAGCCTGTCATCTTCAGCACCGGGTGGCTAATCCCGATGGACCTATTAGGTTTCGACTAACTACACTAATTAATTGACGGTAGCAACATTAAGTAGACTACATCTCAATGTTCCGTACCTACTACCTTACTTACTATACCCTTTATTTTAACGGGCTAAGAATGGGCCTTTTATTGTCATACCCAGGACATTAGGAGTGTTACTACCTTATTGCATCCACTCCGTAATATTGCCCATCCTTATCAATGAACTCTCTCTTCAACGTAGTCAATGCCCAATTTGAAGCATCCAAGAAGTTATCGAAAGATTGTTCAAACTTAGCTTCACCCATTCGTCCAGCAAGGCCAACTCCAGCTTTGAAGGATTCATCGGCCATATGAACAATATCAGCAAAACTGATATCATCTTGCTTGGTTGGGTTCCAAGGACGTTCTTCAAGGGTCCAATAATAACCCTCATCACCCCCTACGCCACATTCCAACCAAAAAGCTCCGTCGATACTATAGTTCTTACTATCCATTATGGCCTTTCATCTTCTTTCATCAAATCGTGATTAGCTGGTGGATAATCCCAATCTTCGGTGTGCATACAATCATACCCTGCAATCCAGTTGGAGCACATCCTCAGATGGTTTTCACGGGCCAACACCATCTCTTCATACGAGTTGAATAGCATTAATCCTCCTCTCTTTCTCTTACTTCACTGTTGGTGACTCTACCGTTGATACCCAACGAATGATCAGGAGGGTTCAACAAAAGACCACGACTAGCCATGAAGTTGTCCATAATCACCTCACTAGCTTTGAGTCGGTCCTCGTTGAGTTGCAGGAGATCTTCATCGGTGATCTTCTCCTTACCATCAGCTACCATCACAAACATGTAGTAGTTGGCTAGATACTCTCTGGTAACTTCCATTATATCTCCTCTACTGGTGGGTTACAACACTTACACTCGCCACCGCCCCCTGGGCCGGTAACTGAGAAACTACCATCTCTGTTTTGGGTCAATCCAGTCCATACTGCAACCTGACCATAATCTTCGATGGACCATACTGAGCCTGGAAAGGCCGTATGCATAGCAGCAACGAAATCATCTTCGTCCTTAAAAGCTACCTTACTCATCGTTCTCCTTCTTAGCCAGCTCATTACGTTGGAAGATGTCCAAGGTCTCTTCGTAGGTCATACCGGCAACCTCGTACCATGGTGCATCGAACAGGTGGTGTCCTTCGAGTATGGCTACTGCACCATGCTCTTCACCAATCTGACCGCCAACCTGCCATCCTCCGGTGTTACAATTGTTTTCACTATCATACGGACCGAACTCAAAGTACGTACTGATACTAAAGAACTCATCGTAGGCATTCTGGGAGATCAGCTCCTGAGACAACTGACCCAAGACGTACCTCTCCTGGGTTTCGTTGGACTCCTTTACTTCATCGGTCATGACATCATAACCACCATGACGTACTGCCATGTACTTGATTTCACGGTACTTCATTATTGCTCCTTACTAGTAGTTTGTCTTTTGACAATCTGGACAGGCCAACCACAACTCATCGGCTTGGGTATCTAGGTGGGCCCTCCATTGGTCATCATAACCATCTGGGTCAGCTACCTCCTCCTTCCACTTTTCGTCTCTAACCTTATAGCAAAAATCACACTGTTGCATTTGTTTACTTTCTGTTGTATGGGTTGTCACTGACATCAATCATCCAAGGGCTGACCCAACCGGTATCTTGCTTCTCTCGGATGTCCTTAGCGGTCATACCACAAGGGCAACCTTGATCACCCCACCAAATCAATGTACCACAGCAAAGGGAAGGCTCCATACCGGGAACACGTCCAATCTTTTGCTTACACATCACACAAGGCTCATCCTTGTTGGTATCATCAACGAAGTGCATCACCAAAACTTCTGGGTCAACGGTAACTCCAAGGTCATAAGCAGCACACATCCAACACCAGATGTGACCTTCATTCTTATCAATGAAGTACTCTAGCATCTCTTGGTCCACTGTCATCGCTTATCCTCTCTGTTAGACTTGAGCACATGCTCTTTCCCCCACATGGTTGCTTCGAACTCCGAAGCCGTAACCCTATTGGAGACCCAATCACAAGTACATGTAACGATGTACCGTGGCTTATCCTTTTCAACTGGGATCTTACTCTCAGTCCAGATACTTACCGTTGCTTCATGCATACTTACTCACTTTCTAGCATTTCGTCGTAACAACTACCACAAACAAACGTCCCAATCAACGCCCTTTCATCTAAGCGTAATTCAGGAAATGCTTTCTCTAAGGACAACTCACGGTTAAGCCATTTCATTATCCTTTTCTCTTTTACGATCAAGAGGTAAATAATCTCACATTCTACACACTCAACCTCAACTCCAATCTTACCATGGCCAATACCATCTAGGTAGACCAAATCATAACTGTCCAAACAGGTCTACCTCCTTATCCTTAGTACATATTACCCCAAAGGATATATTATAATAAATTCCCGAATATTGCAAATTTATAATAAATAAGAGTTACTACTGTTTCTCTGTCTATGGGTCCCTATTATACCCCATCCAGTGTATGAGCATAAGAGACCTAATTGTAATAAGGTCTCACACAATACTAACCCCACCTACTAAATATGGGTTTATCCACGTAAGTGCTTGTACTCACATGGTTTGAAGCCCAAACCTTTGCAATAAATTTGGTTGTATAAAGCTTGGGGTCAGACCATCCACATTCACATATTGCTTTGTAAAGGTGGACATTCTTACCACTTACTCTATATGGACCAACCTTAACTGCTTTGGCGTAATGCTTCATTCTGACTCAGCAGGTGGAAAAGGCTCCTGGGACCATTCTTGCTTTTGAACGGTCTTACCAGACTTTTCTACTGACCAGGTAGTGCGTACCCAAGCACGTGCCTTTGAAACAAACTTAACTGTCTGACGCATATTATCTCTTTCTCTTACCCTTAATTGGGAGTGCCCGGAGCGGGACTCGAACCCGCACGACTTTCGTCACTGGCACCTAAAGCCAGCGTGTCTGCCTATTCCACCATCCGGGCGGATACTACAGAGTATAAACTTCCTTACCCTTTTGCTGGGAATACCTTACAGTAGCCCAACTTGAATCTAAAAGTGATCCATACTTATCTTCAGTAGCAACAATCATATTATCGGATACGTCAACAATTTTCCTATTACGGTGAATAAAGGGCAACGACTCCAATACCGTTGTTTCACCCTTACTATAATCACCTTGCAGCTCCTTAAAGGTCGGAGGATAAACGTTAATTTTATACCCCAACTTGCAAGATAGATCATGAAATTGTTGTTCGGAGCCAATACAGCCACCATGATAAACTTCAGACGGGCTTAACCCTTCCAACTTATCTTTGAGTTTAACGACTTCATCTTCGGTCATCTTACCTTTATGCCCTACAAAACCAACTTTCATTCCTTATTCACCTTTTCTAGCTTCCACACTGGGAAGAAGCTCCTAATTTTAATCACCTCATCTGGAGGAATAGGAGTTACTAAATCCACCATATAAGTACCAGATTCCGTCTTAAATGGAATACCATTCTCGTAACGGAATTCTACTTCAATCTCCAAACCCTTTTCGGGGATACTAACAATACTAGACGGAACCAGCTCCAAGCCTGTTTGACGTTGGCCATAGACCTTAGTTGCTCTAACCTCATCTCCGACTTCAAATCCAGATTCGGCTAAGGACATAATCCATTCTGAACGTGGCCTTTGCTCAATTTTCTTTACCATTTTTATTCCTCCGAATTTGATTCACAACTAGAACAGTGGGTATCGTAGATATTATCTAAAATGTCACAGCAGTTTTCACAATAGTTATCTTCCTCCTCTTCACTTTCTTGGTCTTCTGGGTCTCCGATAAATATGATCGTCATACTTGCAATACGGCCATCCTCATAGGTCACATATACTGGGTAATTTCCATCTCCGTACCCAGTAGAGCAAACGGCAGCTATACCATCGAATAGTGTTCCAGACTTAGCACTAAGGGTCGTCTTACAAGCACCATCGTAGGAAAAATCACCTGCCTCATCCTCACCTGGGTAATCGTTAGCGTACCAATCACTCAGGTAACATGGATCAACAAGCATCATTTGTCCACTGTCTACGCCAATACGTCCGATCAATTCCATCTTATTCCTCCTCTTCCCTCTTCTGGAACTTTCCATTCTTCCACTCCATGAAGTCTTCATCGTAGTAGTCCCAGTTAGCGTCTTGGTATGCTAACAACAACTTTCTAGCGTCGTAACCTTCGTACCAGACATTCAGGTCAACTGGAGTAGTAAACTTAGCAGACGTTTCAGGAATGATCTGAATGCAATCTTCTTCCATATACATCATATCGATGCAACCTTCATCAACTTCGGCATAACAAAGGAACTCAGTAGTTCCAGCAATCTCATTGTCAACAGACCAATGCCACTTGGTGTCTGGAAGAATGTACTTACTGTACCAAAGCAACCCAAGGGTGTCGGCTAGTTGGTGGATATCACCGTCGAACTCGATGACCTCATCACTGTCGAAACGGTAAGTTCCACGACTTGCACAATAATCAATAACTCGATACTTCACTTGTTTTCTCCTTTTCTTTAGATACTATTAAGCAGCTTAACATAGGCTTCTTCAGCAGCAAGTTGGGCAGCTGTAAGATCAAAGCTGTCGCCCCCTTCAATGTTTTCTGGGATGGTGTAAACAACCCCAACCTCCCAGTGGAACGGAGTTTCTCGTCCACCCAGCTGGACTGTAGCATAAACACTCTCAATTACTACTTCTGACTTACCCTCATCTGCAGGGTGACTAATCAACTCAAAGCTAGCAGGATAACCACCTGGGCCACCTCCACTATTATATTCCCAAACACCTTGTAATTTCATACTTCCTCCAATTTAGTCTGTCTCATCAGGTATGGTAAACTAATTCCATACGATGGTCCATGCTGGATGCATGGGACCATTTCGACTACACGTTTTCCCGGTAATCAACGTCACCGTCGGGGCCACCTTCGGGCCAGATTGGCTCAAGGGCTGGTGGCTCATCAAAGAATCCTCGACAAAAGTCTAACAACACTTCGGCCAATTCTTCGATGGGTCCGGGTTGGGACTCTAACAGATCAGTAGGCTGAGGCAATTCCTTCCAGAGTGCCAAGGCCTCCCTATCTGTAAACGTAAGAATTAACTTACGTTCATTGGAAGCTGTGTAATCCACTTTCATCTCCTATCTAATTGCGTCGATGCCGTAAAGCTTACCTTCTGGTGAAAGACCTTCACGGTAATACACTTCATAGGCAGCTTGGGCCGCCTTCTCAAAGGTGTCTTCAATACCTTCGAACTCAACACCACCGGAACGTCCAGCCAAACCAACCTGCCACTGGAACTCGACGGTGTCGGCCAAGATCTGGATAAACAGCTTCTCAGCAGCAACTTCGTCGTAGGGGACGTTGTCGTCAAAGATGTCGAAGATGTTGTAGATGGCTACACCATCTTCGATCTCTGCAATACCCCATTCGATACCGTCCCAACGGTAAGTTTGTTGGTACTCTGACATTATTGTCTCCTTACTCTAAGCCTGTCTCTTCAGTGCCAGGTGGCTAATCCTGACAGACGCCTTACGGCGTTTCGACTAGATTTCCTCCTTATTGTTGGTGCTGACATCTGACATCTCGGGTTGAATTAATCTATTTTGCCAAAGATAGAAGTTACTCTCCAACCTATCTCCAAACGTACGAATATGGTCGGCCAAATCAACTGTTTCTTCGTCTAAGAACTGCTCAACTAGGAAGTGAGAAGCAATCTCCAACGTGAAAGTAAAGAATCCGTCACCATAGCAAACATCAACTGGGACGAAGCCAAATTCATTTGGCACATAACCAACACCTTCATTGTTAATTACAGCTATGTTAAGGTGTCTGTCAACCTTCCAAGACTCCGACTCAGGAGTAAATCCAACAGCCGTCCGAAAAGCCAATCTAATATTGCCTGAACCACCAGTTTGTGACTCAGCAATAAGTCCAAGTTGCTTTTCTAACTCTTGCTTCTTAACACGTCGGAGGATAATACCCCGTTCACGTTCATATGACATTACTTACTCTCCTTTTTCGGAAACAACTCATCTTCACCATCCAGCTTTGCAAGCTTGAAGGCATCTTTCATCAACAACACACCCTTACCATCAACTGTCAACCAATCGTCAACAAAGTTACTGGCAGCAGACTTAGCAGCCTCTTCAAAGGAGCTGAACACCTCACAATAAGTCGGCTCACTAGTTGGCCCAGATGAAGACCAAAAGGACGGGCTCACCTTAACTTCGAACTTATCTCCATCTACATGGATCTCAGCGTTCACGGATTCAAAGAACAAGCCAAGGGGCTCGTACAATCCATCCTCACCAATACCACACTGCATTAAGGTGTATTGGCCACTATCAAACTCCTCCCATTCGGTTTGACCCAACTTGGTGTCCTGAATAATAATGAAGCTTTCCATTGTTTCTCCTACTTTCAGGCCTGTCATCATCAGGTACGGTAGGCCATTTCCGTACAAGCCCCTTTCGGGGCTTTCGACTACTTTTTGGAGTAACCAAAGTAATGACGCCAATCGGACCAAACACGTCCATCATTAGCAGTCCAGTTACTGGTGTCAGCAACATACTCACGACTACCGGTGACATACTCGTTAATCAGTTGGTGGTGGCACATTTCTGGAGTAGCCAATGTACCACAGTTACCACACATAAACACACCAACTTCCTTCCAGTTAGCTGGGACTTCATTGGTGTGTTCACTGTAACCACCAGGACCTTGATGAGGAACCAACAAAGCATCGTAGTTACCATTACCGTAGATTTCGTAGTCCTCCTTGGTAGTCCATTGCAACTCTACTGGACTAAATTCATCAGCAGCGTTACAGTGGGGGCAAACCAAGGCCATACCGTTGTCATCAATCCACATACCAAATGGACTAGCATTGACCATCTCATCATCAAAGAACCACTTACGGTCCTTAAGGTCACTTGACATTTTTATCTCCTTACTATTGATCTGTCATCATCAGGTGCAGGTGATCAATCCTACACGACTGCCTAAGGCAGTTTCGACTACATTACAGCTTTGAAGGTAGCATCCCACCATTCTTCGTAAATTTCTTCTGAAACTTCGGTGTTATAAAACTTACTTCCTTCAACTACCAAGACCCTACTACCTACATCGTTGAGGGGGTCTAGGATGAAAACTCCTTCAACTACCTCCAGTGGGTTTGCCAAACGCCAATCACTACGGATAAGGTTAAAGGCTTCATCAAAACTAGTGGTCTCAAGACGTCCAAGGTATTCTCCTACTGGACCGCCATGATCTCTAACTACGTGGATATCATACTTAAGCATATCACTTTCCTTACTGTTAATTGTTGACTAGATAGGCAGTTTAAGCACATGCCCAGGTGCTCCTTAGGAGGGACCTTTAGATTACATCGAAGTACTTCATTGTAGTAACCAATAGATTATTGTAATCACCGGAAGTAGCCTCACTTTCGTAATCCTTCCAGTACTCATCGTACAGGTCATTACGCTTAAGTGCCTTTGAGGCCTTACCGAGGATAGAGAATGCATTACCATCCTCACCAACTAACTGCAACTCAATACCTGTGATTGACTCTGACATTATTGCTCCTCACTTTCAATTTTAAGCTCTGTAATAGTTGGATCATGGCTAAATAGATTTTCAACTGCTCTCTTGAACCACGTGTAATCCTTGAACCCATCCTTCAAGGTATAAGACACCTTAGCCTTAATTCGTGGAGGCTTAACGATATCCTCATAACGGATACCACGGATAAGGTTAGCAATATCAATACTATGTGGTTGCTCAACATCAAAGTAGGATAGTTCCTCAACCAAATTTTGTACTTCTGCTAGGAATTCTTCACCTTGACTCGTAAGGTACTCAAGTTCAATTCCAGCAATGATACTATCAAGTCGACCGTAGTAGCCGTCAATTTCTTCGACGTAATTACTACGTGCGTTCTCAATATCATCAGCAGCTGACTTAAGGGTGTCAATTAGACACTCAATATCTAGTTGCTCAATCACTTACTTCTCCTTTTTCTATTTGTTTTGCCCATCTACGTCGATCTACAACATCCATACCGCCCCACCAGCCTTCACTATCATCTAGAAGGGCTTCGGCTCTGCAGATCAACATTACTTTACAACCATTACAAGCTTGCTCCAACTTTAATCTCAAACTGTAATTGGGCCTAGGTGTACTATAACCCAAAAACAGTTCGGATTGGTTAGCATGGCATTTACCATCCTTATACCACTCATGGTAACCACGTTCTAAACAGGAGATAAACTCATCTTTGCTCTTACGTTCAGAAGATTCGTAAATTGGTAACTCATCAACTTTTTGTAACCGACTAATAGGATTCCACTCCTCTTTAGTCTTAGAATGACTAACAATCCAAAGGACTCTGGCCTTATTGCCGTTTACCTCCTGGACTGTTCCAAACCATTCTCTTTGGTTCGTCTTCTCAGTTAACCATTTAACGTAATCATCTTTAACTACCATTAATTCCTCCTCCCCATTTCCTATTATACTTATTATATTTTCCCGAATAATGCAAATTTATTTTAAATAGGAGTTCTTACTGCTTATCTTCGTTGCTGACTAGTGTAGTGCCAGTCTTACTTACTTTTGCTGGAAACTTGACTACTTTGTTTCCATTCTTACCGGACTTAATTGAAAGCTTTTTATCACTCATGTTACTCTCCTTTAGTATAGAATTACTTCAAAAGTTCCAAATGAATGGCCACCGACCATCAAATCAAGGTCGGTGTATCCATCGCTCTCCCAATAGTTAAGACAGTTGTTAATCTGCTCTCTGATTTTAGCAATGATATCTTCATCAATTACGTCACCAGGGTCAGCTGGGTTATCCAACAACTCAACCAACTTGTTGAGGTCAACATTGATGGCAACCTTCATCTCGGGTTGAAATACATTCGTATTTCCACCATCCTTATACTGAGTCCTCATACTGGCAACCTCCCATTCTTAGCAGCAAACTCACGTCGCTGATCTACTGTCATCTTGCCAAGTTCATTGAGTTCATCAAACGTAAGCTCAACAATGGCAAACTTACTGATATGGCCATACTTACCTGAATCCACATCAATATAGTACTTACGGGTATCTTCCACTTCCTTCTCCTTTTCTAGGTTACTTACTTCAGCAACATCCCACTCGATAATATTAGCAGCACAAAGGTGGTTGGACCACTCATGCCAGGGTTGAGGTTCATTGTCACTGGTATCTTCGTCAAATTCAACATCTGACTCATACCTTAGCGTAAGTGTAATATACACTTCTGACTTCTTACTCATCTTACTCTCCTTTTTATTTTTTATTACCCTACTATTTTATACTAGTTCCCTTGTAATCCTAATACAAAATATGTTGAATAAAATATGGGCTAAGCTACTTCCCAGTTTTTATCAAGCCCACACTCTTGGTGTACAATCTCACCATCACTACTAGGGTCCTTTGGGTCGTACATCTCAGCAGCATCTCCATCATCCATATAGATTGCACAACCACAAATTGCACAATCATAATCTGGTTCTGGGTCTTCTGGTGGTGTAAACCAATTTGCTGAAGGACCTTCATAACCACTCATACCCATGGACCTCCTGTTGGACCAAATGAATCATGGTAGCTTCTAACTTTGTCTTCTTCATACTGCTCTTGACGCTCTGCAGCTTCGGAACCATCATCCTCGAAGCAAGAACACTCACTGGTCTCATGTTCCTCACAATAGTCTTCATCGTCTGGTGGGTCATACCAACTCATCGGTGGACCATCAATGAACCTCATATTTCCTCCTTAACGGTAACAAGATTTACAAGCAAAGTTATAAGAATTTTCGTCACAACCCTCAACAAAGAGTTGTTCAAAATCACTAACTGGTTTAACTATATGACAGCATTCACATTCTTGGGTTTGTTCTTTGATCATTCTTCTTCTTTATCTTCAAAGTAACGGTCATCATACCAGCAAGGCTCTCCAACAGAGTGCCATACGCCTCCGTCTTGGTGCTCATATCGGTTACAATACCACAAGTTAGGGTCTTCATTTGGACTAGTCCAATTACAACCTAACCCATCTGTGTGGCCACAGCATGGATAGTCTTCACATCTTGCCATTCTGCCTCCTTACTATAACCTATCTCATCAGGTGTAGACGGTTAACCCTACACGACCCCTCACGGGGTTTCGACTAGTTGTGGCAGCAATCTTCACACCAACCCAGGCCCCAAGGTTCAGTGGCTTCACACTCTTCGGGCCAAGTGTCGAACTTGCCTTCAATGTAGGGTACGTTACAACCGGGACATTTGCCGGTGTAGTCGTATTGTCCAGCATCCCTTGCCTCCAACCATTCTGCTTCGGTCATGAAGTTAGGGTTCTTACTAACAGGTGCAAGTAACATTTCGTCTCCTAGTAGTCTGTCTCATCAGGTATGGTAGACTAATTCCATACAACTGCCCTTAGGCAGTTTCGACTACTCCTCCCCCTCTTTATCGTCAAAGGATTCAACTGGGAAGCGGTCCTTGTTGGCCTCCACCCACTCAAAGATCACATCACGAATCTCACTAGAGGCTTCGTCATTGATACCAACTAACTCAACTGTCAAACAAGGGTACTCACCATAGCCATCCATCGTAATAACAATCTCGTCATTACGACAAATAACACTATCGTAGGTTTGACTGATTTCGTACTCTGCCATTTTACTCTCCTTACTCTTCGTAACTAACTAAAAAGTCATCAATATCATCACAAATGCAGAGGCTGCAAAAGCAATCCTTGCACTTATCTAGCTTTACAACTTCTGGGTAAGACTTATCTCTGGGTTCAAAATAACCAGGACCTAACACCCAGGCCATACTACCTCCTTACTATAATTACTTGGGGACTTTTTCCCCAAAGGATAAATAATAATATTTTCCCGAATATTGCAAATTAAATTTAAATAGGAGTTCTTACTGCATCGTAGTACCTGAGTAAGGCGTCATGGTGATTTTTAGTTATAGCACTAACCAAGTCGGGGTATTTAAACCTGATCAACTTTACTTGCACCAACGCCATACGGAGCTCTTCAGCTCTCTGTTTAGCAGTCTTCATTTGCTCTTCATTCATTACTATTGCTCCTTACTGGTTGAGTGCTGGTCTCTTACTTAAACGGGCTTGTCCAAGGTCAGCATTATTAGCTGCAGCTGTACCTGAAGTAAACCCACCATTGTAAGCAATAGTTCTAGTAGTAGATGTTGTATTACCCGTCATCTTCTGGAAGAACTCATCAACTTGTCTACTCTTGGAAAGTAGTACAAGAGCAAATTCATCATTACCAAAAGCTTCAGCTGCTCTGTTAATTTCTGTACTCTTAGCAGCTTCCAATCTACTCTTAATAGTTAAAGTATAACCTCCAAAGAAAGACTTCTTCCAGGAGACTGTACTAACATCTCCACCATTTTCTCTATAGGCTTCAAGGGACTTCCACATTTCGTTTAACATGTGGAGATTGAGAATCTTATACATTGAAACTACCATCTTAACATCGGAAGGGTAACCATATAGCTTGCAATACCCTCTTCCTCGAGTTACCCTACAGTAGTTATTCTTAGCAATAACGTTTAGTAGGCCTGCCTTATCAATTCCATAGGAACCACTAATATCAAACTTTACAACGGTAAGCTCTTCATTTTCTGGCTTACTACGTCCAAGCATAGCTTCTTCAATTTGATATTTGGTCATCAACTCTTGAGCTTTACGCTGGAAGGACTCTGACTCATTTTCGAACTCTGAGGAAGCAGACTTGTTAAATAACGCTTCTACTCTCCTAATTATATCATCAAGCTTGTCAGACATTACTTACTTATCTCCTTTTACTGTATTAATAGCACTGAATTTCTTCATAATATCGTCAAGATTATAATTTTGTACGTTGCTTGAAATAGTTGCTCGAATACTTTCCTTGGTCCTATCTCCCTTGTAAGCACGGTAAAGCCATTCTACAGCAACCTCAAGGGCTTCCTTCATATAATTAAACAACTGCCCTACTGCCAACAACCCTTCCTGATCAGCAATTTCATTTTCGTTGAAAATATTTTCGTTGAACAGATCTTCCATTACCATTCTCCCATTTTCTTTTCCATATTATTTATTATAATAAAAACTATTAGTTGAAACAATTGTCAAATTAGTCAAACAACCCATTCCCCTCCCTATTATTTTTCCTATTGGAACCCCAATAAAAACCAATTATAAAATTACGAATATTGCAAATTAAATTTAAATAGGAGTTCTTACTGCTTACTAACTAACGGCTCTTTAGTCTATGCTTCATTCCACCATACTCATTAGCTTTTCTGGCGGAGCCGTTCATCTGCAATTTTTGACGAGCTGACATATCTTTAGTGCTCATCTTATTAGTGTGGTAACCACCTTGGGAACCAGGATAAAGATCCGTTTTTCCAAGTTTATCTCTCATTTCTAATCTATAGAAATTATCTTCTAATAATTGGTCAACACAAACCATTAAAGTGTCAGCAAGGTCCTTTGTCTGTACTGGACCAAAATTTTGCTTCTTAATTTTGCCGTTTACTTCTTGGAGGAACTTTAACTCATCTGATAATAAGGAAGAATTATCGTTACCAAAATTATCTTTATAAGCATGAACCCAATTCATACCTAAAGCACTCTTAAATCTTTCGGCTCTTCTCATGTTAGATTGGCCGGTAAAGGTTTCTTCCTTAACAACTGCTTTGTGGGGAGGACGGAGTTCCTTTAATCTTTTCTTCATTCTAGGGAGAGTTACGAACCCACCATATTGGTCATAAGAGAATACTTTTGTAGTTGGAAATCTCTCTAGAGTATCTACTAATTCTTCTTCGATTTCTTCATAATCTACCTGGTGATCAGGATAATCTTCGGGATTCCATACCTTCATCCAGTCAACAATAACATGGAACCAAATCTCACCATCCTCTGGGTCTGGGATGGGCTCTGTGTGACAAATCATAGCTGCTGTATTAGCATTACTCTTAGAGGGGTCACAGTGTCCACGGTAGAAGTACATCATCTTACCGTGGGTTTGCTCTTCTAGATAGATTGTAGCATCTTCAGCATTTTTATAGGGCTCAAACATTCTATCAACCATTTTGGGATTAAGGTAAGAGTCTGTAACTTCAGCCCATTGGCTCATTCTCTCTACCTTGAATACATCAGGTTCTCTCTTCTCAAGCCTTTGCATTTCATCATTATAGGTTTGAGGAGCATTCTTAAAATTAAATCCTTGGGTGGCTCTAGGATCGTCCCAGTCTTGATAAGGTCCCCAGGATGGTAATTGACAGACTAACATGTTAGGGAATGCTGGTGACCCATCTTCCTCTTGCATTAAACCAGCCTCATAAAGCTGGTAACACTTACCTACTTTAGTGAACGGGGAAGTAGGAATATAAATAAATCCGTCCTTACCGAACTGGTCAAGGGCAGGTGTAATAGCATTATATACTTCATCAGAAGTTCTAGGGCCATCTGTACCTACAAGCATGTGGGCGAACTCGTCAAACATAACTCCAAAAGCAGCAGCTCCACGGGAGGACTTAGAGTTACTTGTTACGGCCATGTTTCTAATAGAAGCAATTAATCTTTGGGGCCTAATGCCTCTTGCTTCAAATTGAGCGATTCTTCTAACGTCAGCTGGAGTTCTTAAGGCTAAGAAGTACTCTTTAGCGACTTCGATATAAGGTTGGAAACAAGGAGCATCTACAATAGTGTTAACTAGGTCAGCAAACTGATACTGTTTAGCCTGCTGAATATTAGTAGCAGCACAGAAGAGGTAAACATCCTTAGAGCGGTCAATACCATAATGGTACTGTGGATCATCTAACTGGATTAATCTCCAGTTCATATAAGCACCAATAATACCACCGATGTGACCCTTACCACCACGACGTCCTGTAATATTAACTACTTCACGAAAATGGTGATATCCATTGGCCTTTAAGTATTCTACCCTTTGCCAAACATCAGGGGAAATACCAATAGAAACCCCAGTCTTACTAAAACCTGTGGTCCATTCATCAATAACCTCAAGGTCATAATCTGTCATATTCTCTGTTTCCAGAAAAATTAACTTTAACAGAGTTTGCTGTCTTGGATATAGTTTTTTTCCAAGAAAATGGGGATGTTCTGAGAATTCTACAATAGGGGGTAAATCTAACTGGGTCTTAAGGGCCTGTTTAGCAATATCAAAGAAATTATCCTGAGATAAAAGTGCTTGCTGATTACCCCTTTTTGTTATTCTAGACATTTAACGCCTCAATCTTGCAACAACTTTTCTAGTTAAGCTGTAAGCCCTTTGGGCAAACCACTCTCTATCATCGGGAATAGTTTCAGCCCAAGATGTATCTGGGTGTTCATCTCTCTTTTCAGCTACCAAAAAATCATTAGGTTCTTTGAAGGCTTCATAAGCTTCTTTGTGAGCATTTCTAGCAGCAATAATAGTATTAATATCTTCGTCTACTAAACTAGCATCTCTGTCTCTAAGGAGCCCTTGCATAGCATTTGCTGTAAAAGCATGCTTATTGGCTCTTTCTTCATTACTTAAACCAACATCATTTAAATAATCAGCACTCAAAGTTAATTGTCGGTTATTAGCCGCCGACGTAGCATTCCAAGCTTCGTTGTGTAATTTTAACGAGTCTGCACTCTTAGCTTTACAAGCTTTATTAGCTGCAAGGTGAGCATTTTCAGCTTCTTGGTGTAACTTAATTTTATCTAATACTGATTGGTAATCTGATGCTGGAGGTTTAGAAGCTAACTTTTGAGCAGCTCTTGTATGTCTTCCAGCTTGTCTTAAGTGTCCACAAGAACTAGAATTACCACTAGCTCCACCGCCACTAGGAGTAAAATCTAATCTACGGGGACCTCTATTAAAACTAAATCCACCAGATGGGTTTTCAGCTGCTGTTACTAAGATTCCTTCTTCAGCAATCTCATGTAAAGCACATTTCTCACAGACACCTAAAGCATTTAATCTTTCACCACAGGAACATGGTGCAAAAGGCTTTCCAATAGGCGTAGTTAAGGGGTGTTTACTAGATTCCTTAGTCCCAAATAAATTGTTGATCCACCCCATATTATTTACCTTCCAGGAATTATTAACCCGCCACCCTTAGGCTTTTTGCCACCGGTTTTAGCTAGTTGTTGAGCTTTCTTAAGATTATAGTAGTCGTCAGCAACACCCTTACCGATTTCATAACGATTTTGCTCTGGGTTGTACTCATGTCCACTTAAACGTCCAACTACGGTAATAGTTGGGGGTTGTTGCTGTTGGTGTAAACCTGGTAATACCCAGTCAACTACGACTTGGAGGCCAATCTTACCAAATAGTTCGTCGGCTTCGCCTTTAAGACTTACCAAGTTTTCATGGCTAGCCTTACGGTAACCATACTTATTTTGCAGCTCCTGTAAGACCTTCCAAGCACCCATGATTTCTGACTCCATCAGTTCAAGGGGCTCTTCTTTACCAAGAGCTTCTTCTTCAGCTTTTTGTTCAGCCAAGAAAGCATCAATCTGGGCTTGCTGAAATGCTGTATGCTTAACGTCCTCTGGTGCAATACCGGGGATGCCTACGTCTTTTGCCATTAATTTTACCTTATTCCCTATTGTTTACTTAGAATATCACTATTGTCTCTTTGAGTCTAACAAAAGAGAACTTAAAAGGGATATATTATCCCCTAATTGTCATGTATCTTATTCTTTTCATGATAAAGGAGCCCACTGAGGAGCTCAATTTCACTGGCAGCTTCAAGCATTAATTTGCAATATAGATCATCTTTCATAGACTTACCATGTTGTCTTAATTGTTTTACAAGGTCTTTACGGTGCATTATTTTCTTTCTCTCTACACTCTTTGCAGTAAGTCTTAATCCAACTAAACCCGTCACCCTTATCACTAGTTGCTACTTCTAAATCACTACCACACTCTTCACAAGTACTGTAGCTCAGTCGCTCGTACTTGCTCTCGATCTCAAACAGATCCTGGTGTCCTTCTACATAGTAGCGCAGCCCACCGAGCTTCTCCTTGATCTGCAGGATAGTATAGTCAGGGTCTACTGCTGACATCTCTCTGTCACAGTCCAGGATAAGTTGCTTCCAGCCTGGGCCTGTCCAGCGCCGACTGATGTATTCATCTCTCTCTTGCTGATTCATTCTGATACCTTCCAGTATCTAGCTTGGTACTCAGTGAGTAACCAGTCTTGTTTTGGTTCATTGTATAATGGCTGCTCAGCCCAGTCAAGCACCTTGATTACGTCGCAGGGCCAAACAGCAGTCTTGCACCAGACGCAAACCCATTGTTCCGTCTTGGGATGGTCTCCACAACCGCAGAAATCTTGACGGTGCTTCTCTCGCAGGGCATCTCGTTCTTGCTGGTTCATCACTCTGCCTCCCTTACGACATAGCCATCTACAACCTTGTAGCCCTTGGGCAGGACGGTGTATTCGTTGCCACGTGCGTTCCTGAGGTTTGCGCCCGTGAGGTATGCATTACCG